GAAGAAAGAGGATCTGCTGAGCCAATTATAAAAATATGTAACGAAGAAGATATTAATGTTAATGATATAGCAGAGATTTGTGGTGAACATCAGTGGTGTTTTTGTTTATAGAAAGGAGATAGCATATGTTTCATTATAGTATTTTACAATTGCCTATGAGTAATGAAAGATGTTTTATGGATGTTGATTATGACAAAATTAATCTTGCTGATTATGTCCATGTATTTCATTTTGAATCAGATGTAGAAGTAAGTCTTGAAAATATTTTTATGAAGGTAAACATAGATCATCCGGTTGGATATCGTGCCAGATCAATGAGTGTCAGCGATGTAATTATAGTTAAGAATGTAGAAACAAAAAGAAGGAAGATTTATGTAGTTGATTCGATTGGATTTAAAGAAGTAAAGGAGATAAGATCATGAGTACACTTAAACAATATTCCGAAAGGGAGTTCTACAAAATATTACGGAAGAACGGATTCGTAAAGGAGCGATCCAATGGTGGTAGGCATGTAATATATAAGGATTGTAATAATAGAATTATTTCATTTCCAATAAACAGAGAACCAAATAAGATGTTAATATATAGAATAATTAAGAATAATAAATTAAAGGTATAAACACGAGAAAATAATTACCACATAATTAAATAATTTAGGGTACTATTATATCTTGTTCCGTTTTTCTTATTCAAATATCATAAAATAAAAAGGAGAACAATTATGAATAGGTATGAATTTGATTACGGAGCAAGTATAATAGAACTAATAAATGCAGATGTAAAAGCAATAAGCGAAATAGTTGAGGCAAGAAATGAATGGTGTAGTAATGAAAGAGATTTGCTTGTTGCTGAGAGAGATGCGGAGTTTATTGCTAAGGTTGTTGGAATATTAGCGAAGTATGGATTATAAATACGAAAGGAGATGATCAAATGTATGGTATTTTCTTTTATATTTTTGTAGGAATAACAAGAGTTGGAGCAAAGATAATTCTTTTTTTGCAAGATATTTTTAGAAGAGAAGAAGCTAGAGGGAATAATAAAGAAGTTTATACCGATCATAACGGAGCTTCTAGATTAGTATCTACTAATAAGCGGTTCACAGCTACGGAAAAACCTAATGGTCATTGGGTATGGACTGATGATAAATGTAATATTATAAAAGATTTATCACAGGAAAGCATAGAAAAAGAACGGAAAGAGAATTATGAGTTTGCAATTAAAAATGGATATTCGACATATATATGGCTAACTCCACAAATGGGTCAAAGAACTCAGGGAGCTGGAAAAAAGATATATAAAAACGAATACGCTATGTATTTTAAAGACAATATGGTTCCTCATGTTCTTCCGGTATTATATAAAGATATTAAAAGCGGAGAGATATATACGGTAGGAATTCTTTATTCCGGATGGAAAGGTTTATTAGAAGAATTGAGCGGTGAAAAGTTTAAACATGACGGCTGGTTAAATATGAAGTACTTTATTAATCCTAAAACAATGGAAATAATAAGACCAGTTGATGAAAAATGTAGATTAAAAACAGAAGAATGTTTAACATGGAAAGAAATACAATTAATGAATAAGATTACGTTAGAAAAGAATAAAAGTTTTATTTTAAAATATGAACCTTATTCAATATACAAAAAGTGAGGTATACAATATGGATAAAAATAAAATTTATAAGGAATTTAAAAAAGATGATCCTATTTGGAAAGATACTATCTTTTATACTATATATGAAAAAGACAATGTTAAAAGATTAAAAATTATAGGATTTACATATACTTATTGGGGAGTTAATTCTTATAAAGAAAGAGATTATTATGTGTTTCTTCCTGTATTTAATAAAATGATTGACGAAGAATTAGACGTTTTATTAGAATGGGGAGATATTAACTATGGATTATCTCAGCATAAAAAAAGCAAATATATGTCTGAAAATATAATAACAGACACTATAGAAGAAGCCGAATCTGAGGGAGAATCTGGAAATTTTAAACAAACATATGAATTTGCAAATAGAACAATATTGGGAGAAGATAAACAGGGTAGTAAGATGTTAGATTTATTTGATGTAAAAAAAGATACTCCAGTTGGAAATTATTTTGGTACTGGAATTATTTAGGAGGAATAATATGTTTGTTCATAAATTCAAACAGATTAATGAATTTAAAAGAGAAATATATAAAACTGATATATGGATTCCAAGTAATGATTTAAAAACAATTGGGTACTCATTATATAAGAATAAAAGAATCGAATATTTATATGCTTTATCCTATGATAAACTTCAATTAAAAGGCATCTGTGAAATTGGTAAAGGCAAAAAGTCCAGATTGGTTTTTGATTGTACGGATTTTGATAAAATTAAGGATTATTTTAGTCCTACGGATTTAATCATTATGCATAATCATCCAGACAATACAAAATTATATCCAAGTTTACAAGATAAAGAAATGAATAGGACTTGTCTAATGTATTGTAATGAAATACTTGGATTGAAACTAAGAGATAATATTATATTTACTCCAAATGGAAAGTATATATCATTTATTAATGAGGAGGAATGGAACTATGCAGGGTAGATTAGAAACTGAAATAAAAAAAGAAACTGTTTTATTAAATAAAATACAAAATATGCCAGAATATATTCAAGAATGGTATTATAATTTAAAAGCTTCTCAAAAAACTATTACAACTTGTCGTGACTATATTAATAAAATAGAAAAGTTTTTAACTTTTATCAATGCTTCAATAAAAGAAATCGATCCGCAGGATATTTCATTAAGTGATATTCAGCGGTATTTTATTCTTATTCAAAAAAGAGAAGTTAATGGAAAACAGGTTTACACTTCTGATTCATATCAGCAAACAGTGTGGTGCTGTTTAAATAGTTTTTTTGAGTTTCTCTATAATACAAACAAAATATCTAATAATTATATGAAGATGATAACTAAACCTAAAAATAGAGATCTTGAGCGAATAAATGAAAATCGTATTTTATTAACTAAATACGATTTTAATCACATTCTTGAGTCAGTTGAAGAAGGCGTTGGAAGCGATAAGGCTAGAGCTTTTCAGAAAAGATTACGGAATCGTGATCGAGCAATATTATTATTGTTCATGACTACTGGAATGAGAGAAACCGCTCTGTCTGAAATTAATATGGAAGATATAGATTTGTATAATAAAACTCTTAAAGTAGTAGATAAAGGAAACAAATTTCATGTTTATAATTTATCAGAAAAAACTATAAACTCTTTGGAGTTGTGGTTACAAGACAGAGAAGAATGGGAATCGAAATCAGACGCTTTATTTATAGCTGAAAATGGAAATAGAATAGGATCTTCTACATTGGCAAAGCTTGTTGGTAAGTATTGCCAAGACGCTCTTGGTTTTCATATTAGTCCTCATAAACTCAGGGCTGGCTTTTGCTCAATCTTGTATCAAGAAACTGGAAATGCAGAGTTTGTAAGAAGAGCCGTTGGACATTCCAACATTTCTACAACTCAAAGATATATAGTTACTGATAATAATGAAAAAGCAAAAGCCTCTGAGCTTATAGACGGACTTTTAAATTAGATTCAATTTCTCAACAGAAACTTCATAGACGGTATGAATCATATCTCCTTTAAAATATTCCCGACTTTGAATTCTGCCGTCTATAGAAATCATATCTCCTATTTTCAAACTTGAAGCATCGCCCCAATAAATACAAGGCAAATAACTTGATTCTTTTCCGTGATGAACGGCAACAAGTAAATCAGTTATATGTCTACCCGCTGGAGTGATTCTATAATTAGGTGATTTACAAAGGAATCCTTCAATATGTATATTGTTTGTATCGGGTTCAATTGTACTTACAACCTCAGACGGATAAACGCAAAGTTTTAATTTTCTATCATATGTATTCGTTGATAAGAACTCTCCCTTAACGGAAATTCTTTTGCCAACCATATCTTGTGGAACAAGAACCGGAATTGTATCAATAATTCCACTGGGTCTAGCGGCTTCAACGCTGTTTTCATCTTTAGCAGTGCCAACAATTAGTACTTCGTTATTCATTAGTATTTCCTCCTTGTTGATAAGATTATAATATGGTAGAATTATTGCTGTCAGTTTCAAAAAGAAACTATTTAAAATAAAAAAAGAGAAAAATATTTTTCGCATAATAATATTATAGAAAGGAAAAAATTTTCATGGATAGAGCAAGTAAAGCAAAACGATTTGCAGAAATATGGTTAAAATCCAGAGCCGAAGCAGGTTATTCTCAAGAGCGAATGGCAATGGAACTAGGAGTCAGTAAAAAGACAATACAAAATTGGGAAAGAGGTTTAAGTTTTCCAAATGCATTTCAAGTATTTGAATGGTTTGAAGTGCTTGGCATGAATCCGATAATATACTTCTTGGCTTATCAGCATCAGAATGATACTAATACTGATAAGAAGTTTTATAATTATATGGAAGTTATTAGAAAGGAAAATAAGAAAAGAATCATTCAATTATATGAGGCTGGCAACGGAGAGCTTTGGGATATTTGTTTACAGTGTAGTTTAATCTTTACTTTAATAGATAATAAGACCAGGGCATTGATCTTATCTCATCTGTTGCACGCATTTGAAATGGAAAAAACTAATGAAGATACATCTAATATTGATGCAGAGAAATTAAAAGAATACTTTTTTAAATTAAGAGAAAAGGAGAATAATAAATAGAAATATTTAACTATATTGACAAAATTAAGACATTGTGATAGTGTCGAATTAAAGAAAGGAGGTGTTACAATGTTAAAGGAACGTGAGGAGTTAGAGGAAAAATTACAAAAGCAATTAAGAATCAAATCAACCGATAAGAATATATTAAATAAATATATTCAGTCGTTGATCGTAACGGGGGTATCAGAAAAGAACGCAGGAGAAATAGTACTTTTAATTAAACCATTAAATATATATGATGATCGCACCATATATAAACTAAGTTCTTTGTTACTTAGTGAAAAAGAAGTCAATTCTTTTTTTACTCCTAAAGAGGTTAAAGAGTACGGCAAAACAACAAAGACAGTGGGTAAAAATGTTTTCCCTATTAAATGGAAAATGATACAGATTGATGATCGCCAGTTCATTGGAAAGATATCAGTCGAAGAATTAATGAGGTTACGTGATTTACAATTATTGAGCTATAATCCAAACGCCCAACGACCAATGAAAGCAAAAGAATTTAACGGAGAAGTAATATTTATTCCTACATTAAATAATGCTGCCGTTAAAGCAATTAAAGAATTATATCTAGAAAATACATATATTCCAAATACATTAACATTAAATATACCAATAGAAGAAACTTTTGAATATGATGATGTTGAAAACGAACTTATCATATATAAGTTAGAGCACTTCGATATTCTTGACGGATATCATAGATTTAGAGCACTATCAGATATTTATAATCTTGATAGTTCTTTTGATTATCCAATGGAATTAAGAATTGTTTCTTTTTCTGATGAGGAAGCAAGGCAATTTATTTATCAGGAAGATCAGAAAACAAAGATGAGAAAAGTAGATTCTGAATCGTTTAATCAGAACAACTACGCAAACCAGATAATACAAGAACTTAATAAGTATTCAACGGTATTGAAAGGAAAATTTAATGCAGAATATATTGATCCGGCTTTAGCCGGAAGGATGATTAACATATCATTTCTTTTCGGCGTAAACAAAATGTCACGTAAGGAAATAATTGAATTACGTAATTATATTGAACAAGTATTTAGAGATTATGAAATTTACGATGTAGAGCTTCTGGAAAAGAAGTGGGAACCACGTTATATAATCAGTTTCTTCTATGCTATATGGAAAGCAAAAGAAAGTGGCTTAGACAATGTCTACAGATTAGTTGAAGATGTAAATAAATATCTCAATGAAGAGGGACATAAGAAAAACTTTTATATTAGTTTTACTAGGTCAGATTTTGTAAGACTGGACAAAGTAGCAAAGGAGGTGTTTGATTATGTATAATGTGGAAATAAAACAGAAATATATTGATGAGAGCGTTGAAAGAAACGCAAGTCTTAATGTATTAGGAGTTAGAGCGTTTAATCAGGTCGAGTCTTATGAAAAAGAATTAGAAAAAGATTGCTCTAATTTTACTGTAAATGAAATCATTATTTATTATCAAAGAAAGTGTTCTACTTCTTTAGATACTCTTAATACTTTAAATAGTTTATTAAAAGGATATGCAAGTTGGTGTTTGCAGCGTAATATGGTTGAAGACAATCAGAATCATTATGAAGAAATCAATCAAGATATTCTTGGAAACTGTTTAAACTATGGAATGGTTAATGATAAAATAATCTCTCGCCATGATCTTTTGTTTGTTATTAAGGATTTTCTTAATGTTTCAGATAAGGCTTTAATGCTTGCACTTTTCGAAGGGATATGCGGAGAGAATATGTGTGAGTTAGTTAACCTAAAATGCGAAGATATTAAGACTAAAGGCGGTAAACATATAGCAACTCTATGTAGCGGTCGTAAATTAGAAATATCAAAAGAGCTATATAATTACTGTAAAGAATCACAAGATTGTTATTCTCATTATTTTGTTAATAGTAGAGTACAGTATGAAAGACCATATGATCCTACCAACAGAGGAGTATTTAAGATCCTTGAGCTTAAAAACACTACGGAAATAAATAGAAAGTCGTTATATAATAAACTAGTTAAAGCGAAGAAAGAAATGGGATTGAATTATCTTACAACTTATACGCTGCTTGAATCTGGACGAATTGATATGATTAAAAATATTATGACAGAAACTGGACAGAGCCTTGATGAGGTGTTAGCATCAGGAGCCACGGAGGATCGTTATGGAGCAATAACTTCTAAAGTAAATTGGAAAAGAAAATATACACAATTTATAGAGGCTTGAAAAAGCCTCTATATTTTTGCTATTTAAGTATTGACAAAATTAAAATGCAATATAAAATAGTAGATAAAAGGAGGAAAAATTAAATGTATATAGTGGAATCAGATTTTGAATATAAGGGTTATCGTTGCGTGACAATATTTACAGACAGAGGATTTAGATGTGGCTATGTGGGATTGCCAGTAGGACATCTATTATATGGAAAAGATTATAGTGATAGTCTTGATATAACTTTTAAAGAAATAAAAGATGTATATCAGGAGAAGCGAGGGGTACTTCCGTGGTTAATGGCTTGTCTGAAAGATTATGAAGATAAAGTTACTTTAGATTTTTATTTCAATGTTCATGGAAGTTTAACTTATGCTGGCAGTGAAAACAATTATCCAATTGAAAGCAATCTGTGGTGGTTAGGATTTGATTGTGGTCATGCTGGTGACGGAATTGATTTAGATAGAGTTCTTGAATTATGGGGAACAAATCCTCGTATTAAACAGAGAATTGAAATAGAAAAAGAATATCCTTATTATGAAGATTATCCTATGAGAGATTTAGAATATGTTCAGCAGGAATGTCGGAACTTTGTGGATCAGATTATAGAATACGTTGACAAGATCGGAGGTTAGATGAAAAAGAAAATATTAATTGTAGTTGATATGCAAAATGATTTTGTTGATGGATCTCTTGGTAGTCCTGAAGCAAGAGCCATTATATTAAATGTCAAAGAGAAAATTAATGAATACCGTTTTTCAAATGAAAACTATATTTATTATACACAAGACACTCATTATGAAAATTATCTTGATACATTAGAAGGTCAAAAGTTGCCAGTTAAACATTGTATACATAAAACTGAGGGCTGGGAAATAACTCCTCGTTTAACAATTGATTTAAGAGTTAATGGGGAACGTCTTATTAAGGAAACGTTCGGTTACACTGGGTGGGAAAATCTTTTGGGAGAAGAAGACGAAATTGGGCACATTGAATTGGTTGGATTATGTACTGATATATGTGTAATTAGTAATGCATTAATACTTCGTGCTTTATATCCTAACACTAGAATATTTGTAGATTCAAAATGTTGTGCCGGAACCACACCAGAAAAACATGAAGCTGCATTAAAAGTAATGGAAAGTTGTCAAATTGATGTTATATAGGAGGATGAAATGGAAAGATATTATGTTATATGTAACGACGTTGAATCAGCTTGGAAAAGAGTTTGTCTCGTTTTTCCAACTCAAACAACGACCAATAAATATTGTTTGGATTTTACAGATAAACAATTTATATTTGTTACCAAAGATAATGTTTATACGATAAAAACGACATCAGATCCATATTATTTTTATAAGTGTTATGATCCAACTTATTATTCTTATTCAATAGAAAATAAGGATAAGATGATAGATTGGATTAGAGATAAAATTAAAGGAATAGATGAAGAGGAGAAAAAAGAAGATATGATGACAAAAGTAACTCTTACTAAAATAGCAACGTGGATATTGCCAATTATTAAGAAAGTTATTTTTAATAATCCGGCAACAATAGTAATGTGGGAAGATGGGACTAAAACAGTAGTTAAATCTGAAGGAGAAGATTATGATCCTGAAAAAGGTTTGGCTATGGCTATTGCTAAGAAAGTCTATGGTAATCAAGGCAATTATTATAATGAGTTCAAAAAGTGGTTGCCAAAGGAGAGTTAACAATGGACTTAATTAAAACACATGAAATAATGGAAAACGAGTTACGTTGCGTTCAGAGAGCAAGTGTTAATGCTTGTAATCGAGATTGTGGACATTGTGATTTACTTATGGACACAAATGAAATCGTTAAAGCTTACGGAAATGTTATTAAACTTATTGAAGCTTGGCAGGATTGTATACAAGAGATTTTAGATTTACACGTTGAATGTATGAAAGAACGTAGCCCAGAAAAACTGTTGGCAGTTGATAGTTGTTTATATATACTATCAGAACATTATGAAGACAAAGAAGCTATTAATAGATGGACAAATAAATATAAATAAAACCAATATTCAATAGGAGAATAAAATGAATTGTCCGGTATGTGGATATAAAAAATATAGATATGTTTCATACGCAGAAGAGTGCTATGGCATCGTCGAGCAGCATGGATATTGTGATCATTGCGGATATACCGTTGAGCAAGCTTATTCAGTTCCAATCGATGGCTTTTATCCAATGATTTGTAAAGGCGGCAAAGATTATTTTGGTCAGTATCATGCTAAGAATTGCAGGAAGCGCAAGCGCATTAAGAGAAAATTTAATATCAAATATGGTAATGATGACTGGAAGTTGATGTTTAATTAGAAAAAGGAGAAAGAGAAGTGGAATACTGGGAAGGAGCATCTTTTACAAATGAAAACATTTCGCAAGAATTAAATAGATGGATCGATAATACTTGTCCTCATTTAAGAGAACAGAATAAACAATATGGTTCTATTTCATTAACACAGAAAGAATACTCAAAGGTTCTTAAAAATGCCAAGAAAAAAATGAAAGAAGAACTTAAGCAGCTTCGTAAAAAGCAAGAAGAAGAGAATATAAAATCTGACTTTTATATGACACATGAGATTGCAACAATCTCTGGAGAAATAAAAGGAATATTAATGATTTATGAAGCATTGGAGGAAGTTGTGGAGGTAGACAGATGATAAATGCAGTAAAGGTTAAAGAAATCATAAAAAGACTTGGAAACCATTTTGAGATTGTTCAAAAATATGAAACCATTGATGCTATGTGGGGAATAGAACATATGGTGCTTACAAATGAGGATATAAAAGCATTAATAGAGGGTAAATATCTTTATCATAGTGATGGCGAATATGCTCACGTTATATCTTATTGCGGAGATAATTCTTACGAGGAAGAAAGTGGGGATCAGGAATGAAGGTAATATCAGACACACTGACAGTTACATTTGATAGCAGTTTAGATGATGAAGCAGGAATATGTGTTTCAAGAATAGTCAATGGAAAAGTTGTTGTCTTGAAAATGGAATTAGGAGAGCAAGCCGATATTTTATATCATCTTTTAACTGAACAAATGACAAAGGCTGAAATCAAGGTAGAAAGTAGGTGAGTGAATGTATAAAGCTTGCAATAATTGCAAATATTACGGAATGGAAAGTCTTATTTGTGGTCGTTGTGATGATGATTTGTCTTGTTGGGAAAGAATGGACATACCGTTAAACGTTATTGATGATATTAAAGCAGAAATACAGAAGAAGCATGATGCAATTCCTGTTTACGAATATCATCCAAGTTACTCTGACGGAAAAAGAACCGCTTATGAATGTGCACTTGAAATCATAGATGAAAAAGTAAAGGAGTATACAGAATGAAAAAGATAGAAGATTACTTTAATGAGTTAATCACATTAGATAGATTAATAAACGATGCTCCAGAACAAGTATTTACAACAACAATGCATGATATTAATTGGATTAATGATGTTAAAGAATGTCTGAAGAATTATAAAGATATGATTCTGAATATAGAAGTTGAAGAAGTTAGAAAATAGAGAGAGGTATAAAGTGAAGAAAATAATATTAATTTTGGGTAGCATAGCAGCGTCATTAGCAATTCTATCAATTCCAATATTGCTAGTATGTTCTATTACACTTTCATGGTGTTTTGAAGCTATAGGATTGTTTACAATATTAACAACAATAGAATTTTTTATATTAGTTAGTATTATATATGAACTGGCAAAAAATGAAGAGGAGTATATGAAGGATGAGTAAAATATATTTTGAGGTTGAAGATGATGTTGTGATTAAGTATACACCCATGCTCGAAACAGGAGAAAACACTTATAAAACCGAGGTTGTAATGACTAAAGAGATTTTTCAAGAGTGCTATAAAAAGTGGATTGAGTCACAGGAAAGTGAGGAATAGATATGTTAGTTAAGATTTTAGAAATAATTGTAATCATTATGGCTATTATATGGATTAGTGGAGTTATTTATCTTATATCAAAAGGTCATATATTTAATTGGTTCTACCATAATATAATGGAATGGCATTTGCCAGATGATAAACCACAGGAATTTAATGGATGTAACGTTCACGCACATTGCAAGTTTTGTGGAAAAGAGATAATGCAAGATAGTCAAGGTAATTGGTTTTGAGAGGAATAAAGATGCAGATAGTAATTGATATGCCTAAAGAAGAATATGAAATAATAAAAGCGTGTAAAGCCCCTATGACATGGGGTGAGCATTTAATCAGAAACGGCACACCACTTGATGAACATGACGAAGAAGTTATTGCAGAAACAGTAGAGAGTATATGGGGTAAGCCACCGTATATTGAGGTGCTTGACAAGATAAGAGCCGAGATAGAAAAGGCTGTTTGGGAAGATGTTATTGTTAGTCTTGATGGAACGGATGAAGTAAGAATACCCCGTCTTGAACCCGATGATGTGTTTGAAATAATCGACAAGTACAGAGGTGATAATGAATAACTGTTTATGTGAATCCTGTTGTGATAAAGATTATTGCTTAAGTTATCAAGATTGCAAAAATCCAGATGGTATCGTAGCAGATCCTATCACAGCGTGTGGACGATATAAAAAATTACATATTGTTGAAGATGCTTATACCAAAGAAGAAGTAATAGATATGTTCAATGACTTGAAGTCAGAAATAGAGAAAATAGCAGAAGAAGAAAAAAACTACGATGTTAAGTGGGCTTTAGGACTTTTTTTTGCTAAAAAGATTATCCAAGAGAAAATCGATGCTTTATTTCGAAGATAGAGACATTGAAGATGTGAGAGCCTGGATGCCTTTGCCGGAGGCATATGGAGTGTGATAAATGAAATGTGATAATTGTTTAAATTCAAGAAGTATAATTTCTGAAAGCGGATTACATCATGTTTGCAGTTTATCAGAAAAGAAAACAGTGGATTATATGTTAGATAAAAAGAATTATGAAGCGTATTTTTGCATGAACGAAGATACAGACGATGATGTTATGGATGGTGGTATATGTTTTGGAGTAAAGGAGTACACAAATGGATGACCGATGCGAAGGTTGCAAGTATTATCAACTACATTACAACCTCATGGACGGTGAGGAGTTCATGGGGTGCGACAGATTCTTCTGGGAGAAGCTTCCCGATAATTGCCCATTAAGAAAGGAACGATAAGGAATGACGAGAGAAGAAGCAATTTCAATTTTGACAGAATCCAATCCAAATCAAATAACAGTTAGAACTGGTAGTGAAAAGTTATTCGATAAACGAGAAGAAGCTTACAACATAGCAATAGAAGCACTAGAGCAAGAGTTAAAGTGGATTCCTGTTTCTGAAAGGCTGCCTAAAATCGCTGATGTTTATAGAGTGACGAGGTACTATCCCAATAATGTAATGAATCCCAATTATCTCGTTGATGCTTGTTTCTTTGATGGTTCTAACACTTGGTATAACGATAATAGAATCAATCACGAAAGAGCCTACGCAGATAATGTAATAGCGTGGCAAGAAAACCCCGAACCATACAAAATAAAAAATGTGGAGGAATAATATGGAAGTAAACATGACGACACGAGTAACAGAAATCACCGAGAGTATAATACAACAAGTAAGGGAAGAACAAGATAGATTTATATTTGAAACTATAACACCTTATATAGAAGACATGACAAGAATGATCATATCTAAAAAGATTCTTTGTAGGGCATTACAGTGTTTTCAGGAAGAGCATTTCGAAGAGTACATGGCTCTTAAAAAAGAAAGTGAGGAAGTATGAGCAAAATATATTTTGAGGTTGAAGATGATGTTGTGATTAAGTATACACCCATGCTCGAAATAGGAGAAAACACTTATAAAACCGAGGTTGTAATGACTAAAGAGATTTTTCAAGAGTGCTATAAAAAGTGGATTGAGTCACAGGAAAGTGAGGATAAGGAATGACTGAAATAGGAAGAAAAAATATGATGATAATCGCTGATACCATAAAGGGTGAAATAAACCGTATGTGCGTTACTAATGATTTGAAAGAATTAGATGCTATGGCATTATGCGCTCAAGGAAATATAGAAAGACTATTATCTATAAGATATAACGATTTTAAGGAAAAGGTGCAGATAGAAAAGAGTTGTGATAACTGCAACAACTATGATGAGCGAAATGGTTGTGACGGTGATTATGATTATATGTGTGAATGTACTGATAATGAGTATAAGCACTGGAAAGGGGAGTGATGCGGAATGACCGAGAACGAAAGAAAAACAATGATGAACCTTGCAGACACCATCAAGGGAGAAATCAATAGAATGTGTGTTACAAAGGAGTTGACAGAGTTTGACACTATGTACGGACACGCCAAAAGAAACCTTGATAAGTTGTCAAAGATGATATATGACGATATATTCAAGGCAGAAAGTGAAGGTGAGTGAATGGCGAGAATGAATTTTGATGACGAGGGACTTTTAGAAGAACCTTGTTTATCTTGTGATAAAGCATATATCGAGGATATTTGGTATGAATGGTGTTGTGATGAAAAGGAATGTCTATACAAGGTAGAAAGTGAGGGTGAGTGAATGGATTTGATTGACAGAGATGAATTAGAAAAGGAATTACAAAATAGTTGCAATGATTATAGTGATGCGATTCATATAGTGTGGGATATGCCGACAGTTAATGCCGTTCCCTTAAGTGTCATTGATGAGATTAAGGCAGAAGTTGAAAATATGATTAATCGTACACCAATATCTGATAGCTTTTATGATAGAAGAACTTATCTAGAAAAAATATTAAAAATCATAGACCGAAAAGTAAAGGAGTATACAGATGGCTAATATTTTTGTTATTCCAACACATAGTTATACAGGCTTTTGCAACGATTGTACAAACAAAAATAGTCAAGTATGCAAAGGATGCGCACAAGGGTATATAGATGATAACCACAACTTGGTACAGTTTGTTGAACCAACAAGAAGGTGGATAGAAAAAGTAAAGGAGTATACTTCATGAGATTATATATTGATATTAAAAATAGAAAACTTAATGACATAACAAATCTTTATGCTGTTATAGAATACAATGACGGAAAGAGATTGGTTTCTGATATTAAAACATGGGATATAGAATTATGGGCAAATGATGATAAAGATCCTGAGAATAAAAATTGTTTAACATGTATTTACAATGATGATGATTATTCAGGAGAGTATTATGAATGTATAAAAGGAATTGCTGATCATTATAAATCTAAAAAAGAAATACAGATTGGCGACGAGGTTTATATTATAACAAAAGATTCAGCATTTATCGTAACCGGAATAACTGAAGAATGCTATGTGGGTTTTTCAACTAAAACAGGATTGTCTGTAGTATATAATATGCAAAGCCAACCCAAAAAGACTGGAAGACATTTTGATATTATTAAAGATATTATTGGTAGTAATGACAAAATTAAATTGGAGGAATGAATTATGAGCAATTGTATATGGACATTTGGAACAAAAGACACACTACTTAATTATAATTTTAATTCAGGAGATTCTGTTTCGATTCCGCTCCCCATTGAAATTAAAAAAGTTATTTTCAATAATCCTGCAACAATTATTTATTGGACAGACAATACTAAAACAATTGTTAAAGCGGGAGAGGGTGATAAGTTTGATCCTGAAATTGGATTTGCAATGGCGGCAGCAAAGAAGCTTTTGGGAAACAATTTTCATTCGGAAATGAAAAAGTGGATTCAATATAACTGATATTTTTTATTGTCAAATTGTCTCAAAAACAGCTACAAAAGCAATAAAATATACAAAAACAAGATTACATAATATTAAATAGAATAAAAATAATAAAAATATTTTAGAATTGTGTTGACAAATGAAATATTGGGAGTATAATTCAAAGAGGATACGAACGCAGCACAAAAATACCGAACGAATGTACGATGTGTACAATAAAAAGGACTTTAAATTTGATAATATATTTTTGTACAAAAAAATAAAAACAAGGTGATTATTAAATTTTATTTTCGCCATACTTATATTGGAACATAAACTAAGCACCCGATAAGGAGGAATGATATGGGTACTGCTACAGTAATCATTAAGATGATGGGCGAAGTAATAGCTTGTATGGATTGGGACATCGAAGACATTAAAACTGAATATAGCGGAGCAAAAACAATTTTTAATGATCGTGGGGATGAGATAACTATTCCTGCATACGCAACTGAAGAAGCGGTGCCTGGCGATTCTAGCGAAGAATGTATTAAATATTCTTTTGGTAAAGCAGAAATCTATGTAGAGTTCTTTTAGGACTCTACTTTAAAAAAAGACTTGACAAAATTAAATAGGATGATAAAATATAAAAGAAAGGAGAATCGATGAACAAATGCAGAGAATGCAATTTTATAAAAAGTCATCCTGTGTCTGTGGAAAGTGTGGTCAAATTTTTGATTACAAAGACGCTCGAAGCAGTCCCAGAATGCTGTACGGTATAGAGATAACCGAAAAGGTTTGTCCGTATTGTGGAAGTACTGGTTACACGCCGCTTTCTTTGGAAAGATGGGCTGAAAAATATTTAATTATATGATACAAAGGAGAAACAAATGAGATTTAGATTTACAGGCGATTGTATAATCAATGATGAAGCTTCAAAAAATCCCTACGTAAGATCAGGCAAGACGAAGAATGGAAACAATTATGAAACATTTAGTTGTGCTATAAAGGCAGCAAAGAATAATACTGCATTCCTTGAATTATTTGGAATGGAATCAGATGCAATTCACACTATGGATTCAGATAATTCTAAGATTGATGTTTCTTGGGAAGATCGTTTTGATGATGATGTAGTAGAAAAGGTTGCCAATTACAAAAAGAATGTGATTAATATTGCTGATGATCGCAAAGAATTTATTAGTGCTTATGATGTAGTTAGATATCTTGTTCAAAATGTTGACAAAATTAAAGGCAAGAGAATAACTGTTACCGGACAGGTTAATAAAAATGTATATCAGGGCAAGATTTCTGATAGATTCCAGATTCAGAATTTTTATCTTGCTAATGAAGATGACAAGAATGGATTTAAGTGTACTGATATGTTTTATTTCAGTAAGGATTCTTTTGATACTGCAGATTGGAGAGAAGAACATAAATTAGCAATTAACGGTTGGATCAAGACTTATATAGCAGAGGAAAAGAAGAACATGTATGTTCCTCAGACGGTTATTTTTGATTGTTCAAAAATTGACTGGGAAAATGAAAAGCATCGTAAGTTAGCAGAATTCAAACTGAAGACAATTGGTTGTTCTTTAACAGAAGATAATAAAATTAAGGTTGGTCTTGGTAAGAGCATTTATGCAATTGCGGCAGAATTTACTTATTTCAATGGGGCACAGGCTGAGGAAATTACATTAGAAGATCTTACTCCGACTCAGAGAGAAGCAATTGAACTTGGCATTAAAAGTCTTGCTGATTTCTCAGGAAATGTTTACGGAGAAAGAGTAACCGAGTTTAAACTTACAAATTACAATCTAACCGGAGATTATGCAGACGGATATGTAGATTGTGATATCAAGATGAGTGAATTAGAAGAAGAACTCTTTGAACCTTCAAAAGAAGAAAAACTTGATGACATTATGAATAAGCCCACTCAGGCTATTGATAATGATGATACAGAAGACGATGACGATGATGATATGGAGGAAGATTTATTTGGATAAAAAAGAGTGTATTGGGCAAAGATTTGGGAAATTAGTTATTACCGGAATCGCTCCAACTCCTCTTCATATTAAAAATCGTTCAACAGTATATGTATATTGTGATTGTGATTGTGGTACTAAAAACGTTGTCAAAAATTATGGAAATTTAAAATATTGTGGAGTTTATTCATGTGGGTGTGAATATCACAAAATTGGAAGAAGATATAAACAAAATAAATATATCGAAAAAGAAAACATGATAGTCATGTTTGATAATAAAGATAACGAATTTTATATATCTAAATGTGATTTAGATAAAGTATTGCAATATACGTGGTATGTAAATAAAAGCAGAGATAATGAAGTTTGTAATGCGGCAAACTCTATAAAACTTCATAGATATATTATGGATATACATAACGGCGATCCTGCTATCCTTGTAGATCATATTAATCATAATAAAAATGATAATAGGAGAGAAAATTTACGCATTGTGAATACTCCTCAAAATAGCATGAATAAAGGATTGACTAAAAGAAACACTTCAGGAGTTGCAGGTGTTTCGTATGACAAAAGAGATAAAAGATGGGACGCATATATAAACTGGAATTATAAAAAAATTTCTTTGGGAAGTTTCGCTGATTTTAATGATGCAGTAAAAGCTCGTAAAGATGCAGAAGAAAAATATTTTGGCGAATTTTCATATGATAATTCACAAAAAATTGCACAACAATATATGAAAGGATGATTTAAAATGGCAAAGTTTGGTAAGAAAAACGAAATAAATTTAAATCCACTAGCATATAACATAGGTTTATGCGGAGAATCCGGGGTGGGAAAATCAACAATTATTAAACAAGTTTGTGAGAAACTTGTAGGAGACGAGGGATATATTTCTCTTGATATAGGCAAGGAAGACGGACATAAAGCTATATCTGGAATTGTTACAGAATCAGTTCCAAACTGGGAAACATTTACTGAAATTGTTGATGATATAGTGGAGAATAAAGATTCTGATTATCCAAAGCTTCAAGTGGTTGTTATTGATACTTATGATCAGCTTTGTGATATTGCCGAAAAAGAAGCGATAAGATTATACAATAAGAAAATTGCCGGTACAGATAAACCAAAAGCAGAAACAATTAATAGTGCGTGGGGTTCGTATGGTAAAGGTCTTGATAAAACCATAGATATTATGTTGAGCAAGCTGTGGGAATTAAAAAGTGTTGGTGTTTCTTTTATTATAATATCTCATGTTAAAAGAACAGATATTACTGATGTTATGACAGAAGAACAGTACACAATGTTAACCGCTAATACGACTCAGAAATATTTTAATGCTATTAAAACAAAGTTGGATTTTTTAGGAATGGCATATATCGATCGTGACTTAGTAAAGTACAAGAGCAAAAAGAAAGATAAAGACGGAAAAGAAATTGAGAAAAATAGAATTTCAGCTGAATCTCGTGTAATTAATTTCCGTGATGACACTTATTCCGTAGATAGTAAATGTAGATTTGCTAACATTGTAGATAGAATTCCTTTTGATTCTGACGCATTTATTAAGGCTATGCAGGATGCAATTCTTGCAGAACAGAGTTATGATGGAATATCTGTAGCAGAAGCGACTAAGAAGCAAAAGGCTGAGGCTAAAGAAGCTGCAAAAGTTGCATCAGAAAATTCAGCAAAGGCTCGTGAAAAAAAGATCGAAGCTGAACTTGAAGAGAACCGTGATGATTACATAGCAATTATTCAGGAAAAGTTCCAAGATGCAGATGTTGATACTAAGAAGAAAGCAAAGGAACTGCTTGCGTCTGGTGGCGTAAAGAAGTTTACAGATCCCGAATTAAACATAACAATTCTTAAAGAGATAGCGGAGTTATTTTAATGATTACATATGCACAAGACCAAGAGGATATAATCCTTGCAGAAATTCTTAAAGATGTTAATAAAGGTTTTTATATAGATGTTGGGGCAAATAGCCCCGACGCTCTAAGCGTAACCAAGTTATTTTATGAACAAGGTTGGAATGGAATTAATATAGAACCACTTCCAGATATGTATCAAGAATTATGCCAAAAGCGTGACCGTGATATTAATCTTAATATTGGAGTTGGTAATAAACACGACATACTTACTATGAGAGTGTGTGATTATGGCTCTACGTTTAGTAGCAAGGTTATCTATGAAAATCACTATGAAACAAAGCCTGCTCTTCAAGTTGAAGTGTTTACTATGACTGAGATACTTAACAAATATAAACCTGAAACAATTCATTTTTGCAAGATAGATGTTGAAGGTTTCGAAAAACAAGTTCTTGAGGGTTGGGACTGGAATTATAGACCTTGGGTGTTCTGTATGGAATCAACTAAACCCGGTACTACAATTCCTTGTCATAATGAATGGGAACATCTTTTACTCAAACATGGTTATAAACTTGAAAGAGCACATGGAATTAACAGGTATTATATAGACATTAATCAATTTTAATCCCCTTGGATGATGGTGGAGGTATGAAGACCTCCACCTTGGAGGTTTTATGGAAAGAGAATATGCAAAATTAAAGATTAAATATGATTATGCAGACGAAGGTATTGGTAAATATAAAGTTGAACAAAATTTTGAAGAAATTGAAGAAAATGATTTAGCTCACAAACTTATACAATCGGCTGCTTCATTTTTAGTTATGGCTGGATATAATATTCCATTAAATGATATGCCTTATGTTATTGAGTGGTCTCAACCTAAATATAGCAAATTGCCGACTAAATACGAAATAGGACATAAATTTTTAATTACACCGGCAGATACTACAAAAGAGGTTGACGTTGCTAAATGGAACGGCGAAACATTTGATGGATATAAAAATGACGATGTGCTTGCTTGGGCTTATATGCCGACAAGATATGATCGGTCAGATATTTGGTATTAGGAGATTAAGATGGGTAGATTAGTAAAATTGGTCGATACAGGAGAGATGTCAACAAGTGATATTTCTTTTCGTGCCCCAAATAAAAAATACTTTTCAACTGAAGAAGCTTATATTAAATGGAAAACAAACATAGAATATAAAAATAAATGTATAGATAAAATGTTCGAGGTTATGGGTTATAAACCTAACATGATCCTACCAACTTATTTTTTTAAACTACTGAAAAATAAAAAGTACGAAGAAGGTGTGGGATATGAAGCGGTATATAATACAATGATATCTCAGGCTAAATCTATAGAATGGGCTTTAAAAAATAAAGATTTTGGCAGTGAGGTTGCTAAGGTCATGTATATAATGGCGATTATAGATAATAATGTCATGGACGAATACAAAAAGATTGTGAAAGAAAGAAGAAAAAATAGCGGATTAAAAGCTGAAATTATTAACATCGAAGATATTAATTTAAAGCATAAGAAACAATCCGCAACAAATATTAGTAAATGGTTGGAGGACGAAGATTGAAGACTAAAGATATACCTAAAGAATTACTTGAAAAGAGACAGGTTTTAGAGTGCAACTTTGTCCTTTCTCTTTATAAAGATATGAGTCTGATGAATGACTATTCTAATATAGTTAATGGTGAAGACTTAATTACAGAAGACGGACAGTTCTATTATGGTATTCTTCAAGGAATGAAAAAGGCTGGATTTAATAGTGCTGATAATATGAGTATCTATACTTTTCTTGAAGATAAGAAAACTCTTAAGGACGGCTGGGAACGTAGAGGTGGTAGCGGAACCGTAAAAGAGATAACTAGCATGTTGTCTCTTAATAACATAGATGCTTATTATGATGATTTAGTAAAAAGTAATTTATTAATTCGTCTTAAAAACGCAGGATTTGATGTTCTTAGTAAGCTAGATAAATTTAATGAAATGAATTCAAACGAAGTTTATGCCTATTACGAATATCAGTTAAGCAACATAGCGGTTGGTAAGATTGAAAAAATTCATGCTGAAGATCTTACTCAAGGATATGATGAGTGGATTGAAGAATGGGATAAGGGAGCCAGTATAGGATTTAAAGTTGGTTCATCGATGCTTAATTATAGATTGTTAGGAGTTCATAAATCTAATTTACTGCTTCATTTAGCTAGTATAGGTAAAGGTAAAACTTCTTCAGCAATCGCTTGGTATATTTTACCAGCCATAGAAACACAAGACGTTGTAGTTATTGCAAATGAACAAGGTGTTTCTGAATGGAGACAGATGATTTTATCAACAGTTTTATTTAATAAAATTGGTAAAGTTGATGGATTTTCTAGAAGAAAGATGATGGTGGGTGGATTTACTGAAGAACATAAAAAGAAGATGAAAGAAGCCGCCGACTGGTTAGAAAATCAACCGGGTAAAATTTTATTTCTTGAAACTCAAGATTATGGAGTAGAAAATATTAAAAAACTTATGTCAAAATATGCAGCAATTGGTTGTAGTTATTTTATTATAGATACTCTTAAGCCAGAAAATGACGCTTCAGATAAGGCGTGGGGGGAATTTTCAGAAGTTGCAAAAGGAATATTTTTACAAGCTAAAAAACTTGATGTAGCTGCAATAGCAACCTGTCAGCTTTCTCCTGAAGCAATGACAAGAATGTATCTTGATATGACTTGTATCGGTAAGGCAAAAGCCATAGGAGAAACAGCAACACAAGTTGTAATGTTACGACCTATAACATCGGACGAAAAAACGAAAGTTAAACCATATAATTATGATGGTAAAATTAGAAAGATTACTGATTTAGATGATAATAAAGACTATATTATGGTGTTTACTCCTAAAAATAGATTTGGAGAAGAAGATCCTCAAATTATCATGGAACGTAATTTAAATTTTAATACCTATAAAGATGTCGGATGGTATGAGTGTCCATTTGATCAGTTTAGAACGAGGTAATTATGAAAGCAATATTAATAAAAAATAATAGAAGTTGGTCGTGGACTTTAGTAAGATATTGTCCAAATTGGATCTCATGGTTCTGGGTATTTTGGTATAAATACATTAGGCTATTTGATTCTGTAGAAGCAAGAAAGGTAGATTAATGAGTAACGAAAGAAAATTAATAGATTATATTAATGAATTTTATAAGGAAATTGAAACCAACAGTCCGTTAACTAATGAACAGAAAATGATATTTGAAACCGGAATTGCTAAAGGAATTACATTTGTTCTCACTGAACTTATTGATTTAAATATTGATTTATCAATTCTTGGAAAATATTCTCCAGATAACACTTGACAAAATTATATAAAGTGATAAAGTAATATAAGAAGGGAGGCGGTTGCTATTAGTGAATATTGTGGTAAATGTGATTTATGGGATTCTCTTGTAAATATAAGAGAATTAAACGATGAATCTGATTGGTCTAAAATAAAAATATATCAATATACTCCTGACACACACCTTAACGAAAAAACATTAGAATGGGAAGGAGAATTGCTTTTAGATATAAAAAGTATAAAAGATCTTTTACCATATGCGGCGTTTCTTGTTGGTGCAGCAGGAGGAAATAAAGACGGTTTTTATACAGCACATATTGGAAGCCGTTCATTTGTAGATCAGGAAGAAGAAGAAAGATTTGCATGGTATCTTCGTGATGTAAAGAAATTATACAGAAGATGTAAGCGTAAGAAAATAGAATTTACTGAAGAATATGTTCAGAAAGAACTCTCTTGGGTATCAGATAAAACCATGATATCTGAAATATATAGGAGAGTAAAAGAACATCCAACATCTGCCAATGTTAAAGGACTGCATGACAATCTTCATCAGTATTATAGAAGAAGATTGGCTGAAGAGATGGTAAAGGCTGGATATACTCAAGAACAAGCAGACGAATGGGTATATAATAATAATAAAACTTGGTAGGTACAAAAGATGAATGTTCAGACTCTTAATAATGAACTTATAGACAACACAGATAACATTATTAAAGTCTTGACTAAATTAGGTCATGAGCGTATACAAGCTCGTGGCAAATATATAACGTTTGCTAATATAAGCGGAGATAATCCTAATGCTTGTAGCATACTCATTGATACATTAGGATATCAAAACTTTTCCCACGGTGGGAGCGGGAACCTATTTACATTAGTCATGGATGACCTTGGCTGTAACTTTCCAAAAGCTCTCGATACCATAGCCAAGTGGCTAGGAATCACTCATAACCTCCAATATGATATTAAATTGCCTTTTAATGCATTCTATAAACGCATCTTAAAAGAGCAATTGGAGCCAGAATCCTCTTTGAAGATCTATAACGAAAATCTGCTCCCACCATTAGATAGTTTTAGCAAACTTTTTATTGATGACCATATCTCTGTTGAAGCACAGAAACATTTTAAAGTGAGATATTGTCATGAAGATGATTGTATTTTAATTCCAGTTTATTCTATGACCGATGAACTGGTGGGGGTTAAAGCAAGAAATAACTCTAACGAAGATTATAATAATCGTTGGTTCGCTTGGCTTCCATATGCTAAAAGTCATGTGGTCTACGGAATAAACTGGAATTATAAAAATATAATTAACAAAAGGACTTTGATAATTTTTGAATCAGAAAAATCAGTAATGCAGGCATGGGACTTCGGATTATGTTGTACATGTGCAATTGCCGGACATAGCATTAGTGATACTCAGGCGAGAATAATTAAAAGTTTAATGATAGAAAATATTATTGTAGCTTTTGATGAATCTTTATGTGAGGACGAAATAAAGTATGAAGCCAATAAGTTGGTTGTGGATAATTTTACTTATAAAAATAATGTTTCATACATTTTTGATAAAGATAATTTATATCTGCCAAAGGGGAGTAAAGCTTCTCCTACAGATCTTGGAAAAGAAATATGGCAGAACTTATACAAACATAGCAGAATCAGTTGTAAAGAGGTAGAAAATGACACGAGAAGTTGATCCTAGACTTCAAGAACTGTATGACAAGGGCGTTCCGATTTATTCAATATCACGCATAGATAGTATCAATAATTGTTTATATGGTGCTTATCTTACTTATAAATTACATAAGCGTGGCAGCAATAATGTATATGCCATTATGGGTGGGAAGATTCATGATATTCTTGAAGGCATAACCAATGGAGAAAACACTGAGGAGGACTTACTTCCTGCAATGCAAACTGAACTAGATGATATGGATACTCTTGATATAACATTTCCGAAGGATTCTAAAGGCGGTGATTCGATTCGTGAAGGTTGGATAAAAGATATGGAGCATTTTTGTACAACATACAAAGCTCCAAGAAATAAAAATTTATCTACTGAGGAATTATTTATATATACAACTAGCCATGGACATGTCTTGATCGGCTATATAGATTTACAAAATCTTAAAAAGAACGGATTGGACATTTACGATTATAAAACTAGCACCTTATATAAAGGTGAAGATTTAAAATCTCATGGTCGTCAGCTCGTTGTGTATCAAATGGGCAAAGAGCAGGAAGATAAACAAGTAGAATCGGTTGCATGGATTTTCTTAAAATATGTCGATGTTGAATTTATGGGATATAAAACAGCAAAGAGCAAAGAAAAGACATTGCTCACTAAAACCATAGAACGTAAAAAGATTGGAACAGAACTTGAAAAATATGTTGAAAGAGATTTACTTGATGCAGGTTATGATGAAGTTGACACCGAGATATATTTAAATGAATTTAAGAGCACCAATAAGTTTGATTGTCTTCCTGAAGAGATTCAGAGCAAATATAAAATGAAACCATGTGTTCTTAAATATGAGGTAACAGATGAAGTTAAGCAAGAGTGTGAAGATTATATTAATCAAACTATTGAAATGTGGGAATCGCTTGGTGACGATGTTAAGAATTATCCTCCAAGGTCTTTCACTAAAGTTCAAAAGAACGGTAAAGAAGTAAGAGACACATTCTTTTGCCAACAACTTTGCTCTCATAGTAAAGAATGTCCTTATTTAAGAGACTATATAGATACTTTAGATAACAGTACAGAAGATGAAGATTTATTTTAAAGGAGAAAGAATATGAAGACAATGTATTTAGCCGAGGACGGCAAGCAGTTTGAAACAGAAAAAGAATGCAAGGCTTATGAAGAAAAAAAGTTAGCCGAAGCATCTGAAAAACTTAAGAAGGAAAAAGAAAGAGAAGCTCGTTTACAGGAAGTCAAAGAAGCTTATAAGAAATATAAGACTTTGCAAGAAAAGTATCTTGAAGATTATGAAAGCTATTCGACAAAACTTGTTGATCTTGAAGACTATCCGTATGTTGCTTCTTTATTAAACATATTTGGATTTTAATCTTTATAAATAATTTGAAAGTCGTTTTAAGTTTATTTAAAGCGACTTTCTTTGTAAGGAGTATATTATGAATATTAAAATTACTGGAATCGATCCAACTAAATGTGCTTCATTTACTACAAGAGCACGAAAAGGAGAAGTGATTTGTTTCTTTGGTCATTATCTTCAAGCTGTCAACGATGTAATGATAAATGAAGACGGAGAGTTAGAACAAGAATATAAATATTTAGGAAAGGATTATAGATTTCCCTTTGAAGATGATTGCAAATAAAATAATTTGGAGGAAATATGATAACTTTTAAACAGATAACATTTGGATCAGATTGTACTGGATTATATGATGTCGCTATTAGTAAACCTATGACCGTAAAGGAATTTGTTGACGAGTTACTTACAGACTATCCTTTTGAATGGGGTTATATAGGAATATATGAACAAAGAGAAGTTTTTGGAAATCCTAAATGCGAATATAGATGTGGGAAATTATTATCTTCACTACCAGCTGAATATTTAGATAAGGAAATTAAAGAAGTAAATGGGCATGGTGGATGGAGTAGAAGTGATTTTACTTTGAAATTACAGGAGTAATAAATGAGGATAGCAAATAATAAAAAAGAACGCATAAAAATAAAACGTAGAAGAATACAAAATAAAAAGTTAATAAAGAAGTATCCTTGGCTTAAACCTTATAATGTATGGAATGGTAAAATATGGAAAGATTATAGATATGAAACCACCTGGGCAGATGATCTACCTGGAGGTTGGAGAAAAGCTTTTGGAGACATGATGTTTGAAGAAATAGATAAAGTCCTCAAGCAAACTAATACGACAATCTATATAGAACAGATTAAAGAAAAGTATGGACAGCTTCGTTTTTATTTTTCAGGGGCAGACGAAATACATAATATTGTAGAAAAATATAGCACTCTTAGTGAGAATATTTGCATAAGATGCGGCAAGCCAGATGTTCCGATGTTGGATACTGGATGGATAAGTCCGGAATGTCAAGAGTGTTTCGAACATAATCAAAAAATAAATAAATGGGCACCGCAAGGACATTATACAGATTATGTCTGTGGAGATTATCATATGGCTGATGAAATGAGATGGAGAAGATATTCTACAGAAGGAATAACTGAACATTGTATGGATATTAGTGATACTGCTGAAAAAATAAGGGCTAAATATAGGAATAGTCACAAGTAATAAACACTCATGATTTGAAGAAATCCCAGAGGAGAAAGAATGAAATCAAATGTTTTAGATGAGATAATAAATATAGACTTAAAAGAATTATGTTTAATTAATCAATATTCTTTAAAAGAATTAGAAATCATTAGAGATTATCAAGTACAATATCCCTATGTTAAAATGCATCAGCAATATTATGATATAGCTGGGCAAAAATTTGGCAGATTAAAAGTGTTGTATTATATTGGCAATAGAAAATATCTATGTTTATGTGATTGTGGAAATATATCTATACATAGAAAAGACGGTCTAACTAGTGGGAGTGCTCAATCTTGTGGTTGCTATAAATTAGAATGTTGTCATCAAAGAAAAAAAGAAAATCAATATGATTTAACAGGAGAATATGGAAGAGGTTGGACATATAATACTAATAGAGAATTTTATTTTGACCTTGAAGACTTTGACAAAATTAAATTACACTCGTGGAAAGAAAATCCTAATGGTTATATAGTTTCAAAAAGAGCTAAAGAAATTATGATGCATCGATTAGTAATGGAAATTGATGATCCTAAAATTGTCGTTGATCATAAAGAACATAACAATTGGGATAATCGAAAAGAAAAATTACGTTTGGTAACGACACATCAAAATACAATGAATGAAAAATTAGCGATTAATAACACTAGCGGTGTAACCGGTGTAAGTTTTGAAAAAGGTAAGTGGCGAGCATATATTTGGTATAATGGTAAAACTATTCATTTAGGAAACTATTCAAACATTAATAATGCTATATCTGCTCGTATTCAAGGAGAGGAAAAATATTTTGGCAAATATGGATATCACCAGAGTATGAAGGAGAGTTACGATGAAAACAAATGTGTTGGATGAAATTATTGTAAAAATTGAAAACGATGATATAAAAGAATTTGCAGAAGAGCTACTTACAACGATTCCGGAATATTTTTATCATGTTCCAAGTAGCTCTACGGGAAAATACCATCCCGCATATGCTTTAGGCGAGGGTGGATTAGTTCGTCATACAATAGCTTTGGTTCGTATTCTTAATTATACTTTCGAAATAGATTGTATGGGATCTTCCTGGACTTCTCGTGAGAAAGATTTAATGCGTATTGCAGGACTTATGCACGATACTCGTAAGAGTGGATCACAAGAAGATTATGAAAAGAATAAATATACAAAATTTGAACATCCTTTACTCGCAGCATCAGTTGTTAGAGATTATTTAGGAAGTAATATAATTCCAGACACTGAAATAGAAATTATCGCTACTGCGATAGAATCACATATGGGGCAGTGGAATACTTCAGATAGAAGTAAGGTAGTTCTTCCTAAGCCTAGCAATAAATATCAGAAGATCATTCACTGGGCAGATTATCTTGCTTCACGTAAAGATATTGAAATGAGATTTGAGAGAGCAGTTCCTACTCCTGCTGAATACAGATTTACATTTGGCAAGCATAATGGAGAAACACTTGAAGAAGTTATGGATAATGATCCCTCATATATTGATTGGCTTAAAACTACTGAATTAAGATTCCCACTTGATAAATTATTAGCCTAACAGTTGACAAAATTATATCGGTAAGTATAATTATATTATAATGATTATACGATTGGAGAGTTAAATGCAGAATTATACCGTATTACATCTTCATAGCGATCTTAGTAATGGTATTACTAATATAGATAGTATAACTAAATATTATCATTATATAGATAAAGCCAAAGAGTTAGAAATGACCGCTATGGCTTTTTCTGAGCATGGATCTGTGTTTCAATGGGTCAAGAAAAAAGAAACAATAGAAAAGGCTGGGATGAAATATATTCATGCTGAAGAATTTTATGTCACAGAATCTCTTGATAAGATAATTAGAGATAATTATCATTGTTTATTAATTGCGAAAAATTATGCCGGAGTAGAAGAGATTAATACACTATCTTCTAAATCTTTTAACAGAGAAGACGGACATTTTTATTATGTTCCTCGTATAACTTATGATGAATTAATAAATACTTCAGATAATATAATAATTTCTACTGCTTGTCTTGGTGGAATTCTTGTGTGTGGAACTGACGATATACGAAAAAAATTTATTAAGTTTTTAAAGAACAATAAACACAGATGCTATCTTGAGATTCAACATCATAATGTCGAACAACAAAAAAAGTATAACCAGTATCTTTATAAACTTAGTCAAAAGTATGGGTTAAGTTTAGTTGCCATGACCGATACTCATTATTTAAACCAGGATCATTTTGACGGCAGAGATATGCTTCAGAAATCAAAGAAAATATATTTTGATAATGAAGAAGGTTGGGATTTGGCATTTAAGTCTTACGATGAATTAATTGCAGCTTATGAATTACAAGATTCATTACCCATGGACATTGTAAAACAAGCCATAGAAAATACAAATGTTATTGCAGATTCTGTAGAAGCATTTGAATTAGATAGAAGCTATAAATATCCTCATCTATGGGAAGATTCTGAAAAATTATTATGGCAGAAGATTAAGCAAGGATTAAAGGATCGTGGGGTAGATAAATATCCTAACAGACAAGAATATGCCGACCGTATTAAATACGAAATGCAAGCATACAAACATAATGGAGCTATTGACTTCATGCTTCTTATGGAAGATATTGTTTCGTGGTGTAGAACTCAGAATATTCATATCGGGTATGGAAGAGGTTCAGTAAATGGTAGCGTGATTGCTTGGGTTTTAGGCATCACAGAAATGGATTCTATTAAGCACAAGCTGAACTTTGAAAGGTTTATGAATGTTGAAAGAGTTAGTCTTTCGGATATAGATACCGATTTCCCTCCGTCAAGGATTGAAGAAGTTAAGCAATATATATTTAATCATCATGGATTATATTGCTCTGATATTATTACATTTAATACAATTGCTGACAAAGGAGCAATCCGTGATATAGGTAGAGCATTAGATATGCCATTGTCAGAAGTAGCTGAAATATGTGATACAGTTGATAATGAAGAAGAATATATTAAGAGCAGAGAAAAATATCCTGAACTATTTCATTATGTTGATTTGGTTAAAGGAGTAATAGTTAGTATAGGAAATCATCCGTGTGGTATGGTTGTATCTCCTCAGCCTCTTGAAGACAGCATGGGATTATGTTCAACTTCTACTGATAACTGTCCAATCTCGCAAATATATATGAAAGAGATTGATGGTCTTAACTATGTTAAGTTGGATTTACTTAAGCTCGACACTATCGAATTAATATCTAACACTTGTGATATGGCAGGAATACCAATGTTGTTGCCTGATGATTTAGATATCAATGATGTAGATGTTTGGAATTCGATGCGTGATGATACAACGGCTATATTCCAATGGGAGGGTAAGACTGGTGATGATTATATTAAGAAACTACTCTCTGATAAAAACATTAAGAAGTTTCAAGAATTAGATGAAAACGTAGACAGAATGACTTTGTTGAGTATAGGAAATTCTGCTATTCGTCCTGCTGGTGCTTCTTACAGAGAAGACCTTGCCAACGGAGTAATTCGTAGTACGGGATCTAAGCCAATAGATGACTTCCTAAGTAATACATTTGGCTATTTGGTGTTCCAGTGTCAGATTATCGATTTTCTACATTTATATTGTGGATTTACAATGGGTGAAGCTGACATTGTAAGACGTGGATTTGCCAAGAAAACTGGTACAGATCAATATATTCCGATTATTAAAAATGGCGGTTATCTTACAGATAAAAGTCAGCATTATATAGACGGATATATTAAGACGATGAAAGATAAGTATGGCATAGAAGAATCTAAATCCGAAGAAGATATAGTCGCATTTATTAAGGTTATAGAAGACGCTAGTTCATATCTGTTTTCGTTAAATCATTCTCAGCCATATAGTTATGAAGGATATGCTTGTGGATATTTAAGATATCATTATCCCGTAGAATTTTTAACTTGTGCTTTAAATATCAATAAAGATAACGAAGATAAGACTATTGCATTAACTGCTTATGCTAGAAAACAAGGTATCAAAATATCTTCAATTAGATTTAGACATTCAATATTTAATTATTCGTGTGATCCTGCTGAACGCATTATATATAAAGGATTAGCTAGTATTAAATTCATGAACGAATCTGTGTCTCAAGAATTATACAATTTTCGTGACAACAAATATGATAGTTTTATTGATTTACTTTATGATATAGAACAGACAAGCTGTAATAGTAGGCAACTTGATATTCTTATTAAGTTAGGATTTTTTGAAGAGTTCGGAGACATTAATCAAATCCTTAAAATTGTAGAAATCTACAATTTTTTCAAAAAAGGTGAAGCAAAACAGTTGACCAAAAATAAGGTACCGGATTATATTCCGAAGTATTTATTGGCACAATATTGTACAGAAACTGAAAAACAATATAAGATACTTGATTGCGTAACGTTACTTAAAGAAGTTCTTAAAGTTGTTGATTATCCAAAGACCACGCTGCTTGATAAACTAACTTACGAACAGGAACATCTTGGGTATATACAAACCACTATTGATATAGGCGAAAAGTATTATTATATTACTGATATTAAAGAAGCTATGTTAACTTTATATCAATTAAGAGCTGGTGAAACTATCAAGATTAAGTGTCGTAAAAAAACACAAACCCAGAATCCTATCACTAAAGGAACTATTATTAAGATAGAAAAGATTAGCCCTGAGCCAAAATTTAAACTTGTTAAGGATGAAAATGGTCGTGAGATCCTTGATAAGAATGGAAAAAAGCAATGGTATAGAGACGAAAATGATCTTGAAGAAATTTTACAAAAATATTTAGTGATTAAGTGTTGACAAAATTACAGAAAGTGATAAACTATTACATAGAAAGGATGTTACATATGGACAAGAAAGAATTATTCCTTAAAACAATTAATACTCTTGAAGAACTCACAGAGTTCCGTAATAAAGTATCTGGTTTAATTCAAGGATTAAAATGCGTTAATACCGATTTTATCGGGGAAGACACTATAGTTCTTCCGGCTGAGAATTTGATCACTGAATTATTAGCTGCGACTGTGGCTAGTGAAAAACCTGACAAAATTAAAGATGTTAAATATAATATTGAATGGTGGATCTATGATACGTCTTACGGTAAGGACGATAACTATAATGAGGTTACTTACCCCGACGGCAACACTGTAAGAATAGACACTCCCGAAAAACTCTGGGAGGATATTCAATTAACTTTGCAATAAACCTTCCATGGTTTATATAGATGCTTAATGCGTCTCCTTTCTGTTGACAGTGGGGATGAGAACAGGCACTCGTCCCCACACCTTTCCGTATATAGGAGTTGTAATGGAATTTAATTATAAAAACACGGTATATTTCCATGTACCAATATATTTTGAAATAGGTATTTTTGACAGAATAAATTATATTTATCATGCATTACTTGATACTAATATTAATAGAGGAGATATTAAACTTGTTGGATATGGCTGTCCTAATAATTGTATCTGGAATGGTGGACGCTTAATAATGGGGCAACAATACGACATTGAAACTCTTGAAATGATCATTTCATTTTATAAAAGTTTCTTGTCAGACATACAGTTTACTTTCACAAATTTTCTTCTTGAAGAAAATGATGTATACGATAGATATGGCAACGCTCTTTTAGATCTTGCGAATAGATATGATATAGAAATATTAATATGTTCTGATATTCTCGAAAAATATATCAGAGATAAATATCCGAACATTAGAATTGCAAGATCAATTATTAATGATGCAACAATTACTACAGAAGACTTAGATAAATATTCAACTATAGTAGTATCTAAATATAAAAATAAAGACATACCGTATTTAAAAGCGTTATCGTCATTTACAACACATAATTTATTTGAACTTCTTGTAGATGAACAATGCGGAATAGATTGTCCAAGAAGGGCAAGAGATCATTATGAAGCTTATAATAAATCTCAATTATATATAAAGAATGATCTTTGTAAGATGTGTACGGCAAAAGATAAATCTTCATATAAACAAATTGAGATTCTTCCAGAAGAAATAAACGATTATCTTGACATTAATTATAATCGTTTCAAATTGTCTGGTAGGGAAAAAGCTCCGTTATTTATTGAGTCTGCGATAAGATATATGATTCAAGAAGAACATCAACAAAATGTTAGAATGAATGCTTATACGAGTATGGCAGAATTAATTAATGAACAAGTAAAAAATCAAATGATGAGAAATCATTGATTATATATCCCCCAATAATCATAGTAACTGAATGGTCAAGGTACATCGATGCAAGTCGGTGGTCACGTAGGAAATCGTGTGCAGGGTTCGAGTCCTTGTCTATGATAGTAGTCGAATTCACGTAAAAGACCGAGGGGATGCAGCGTGATGCTAAACCTACTCCAAGCATACACGGAGTACAGTGCTCGATTTAATCACGTAATGAGCAAGCAGTATGTTAAGAGAGTGATTATCATGGTGGCGGAATAGGTAGACGCAATAGTATAGGTATTTTGGATGCTACATAGTTCCTACGTACAGAAAAACTAACAAGCATCATGTAAGGTGCAAATCCTTACCCATGATAGCCGATTTGGAAGCATTCGTATAAACTTCCCCCTAGAGGGCAGGTGGCAGAATGTCCCTTGGGATGTGAGTTGATCCCATGTGGAAGGAAGTAATCCACTACACAACTCCTAGATATCCGGTAATATTCTAGTAATCATGGTGACGAATTGGTAGACGTTAAAGAGTTGGTAAAGATAGAACGCAAGGAGGATTGATGTTAGGAAAGGGGTTCTATCATGTAGGGTTCGAGTCCCTACCCATGATTAAGCACTCATGTCGGAATAGGCAGACGAATCGGATTTAAAATCCGCTGAGAATTATCTCGTGCGAGTTCAAGTCTCGCTGAGTGCAGAGGCTGGATAGCGACCAGATGATGTGTGAGAGAGCAGGACACCACACAGAGAATGACAATGCCAAGAAGGGTTGCTCACAACTAGCGGTGAGAATGTAATGAGACTAGATTTAGCATCTCCCCCATTGGAACTGCCCAAAATTAGGAGGTTAAAATGGAAGAAAAATATTATTGGACAAATCAGAAAGGAATAAATATTCCTAAACATGAATTAACTGATTATCATGTTTGCAACATAGTAGCTAAGTTTGGAAAAAATTGGCTCTCAGAAAACGGACATGATGTTTTGGTTAAACGTTATGAAGAACTTAATAGAGAATATAATTTTTTCAAAGTAATTGAAGAATTATAATAAAAATACTGGGATATCGTCAAGCGGTAAGACAACAGACTTTGACTCTGTTATGCGTTGGTTCGAATCCAACTATCCCAGCGAGAACCTAGTTGCAAATAGGTTCAATTTCTTTACTCCATGTCTTTTTTGTTTCTTGTGACATGCGTAAACCTCCTTTCAAAGACGAGTGTTGCTCACAAAAGGGTGAGAGATGTAGCCGCATCTGTGGGTTCGAATCCCACCAACACTATTTAAATGTATTAAGTGTTGATTAAATTAAAGGAGTTAATGAAATGATAAGGATATATAATTGCCCAACGTGTTGGTTGATTTATATAGGTAACAAAGAATTTTTAATCAGAAAGTTTTGGAGGCTTAGATGAAAAGAAAAATTATAGACGTATTAATATTTATTTGTGTAGTTATTTTTATTTATGTACTGGCTTTTATTTTAACTATTGCTTTAACTGAAGAAGCACCTAAAAAAGAGCCAGTACAAGTTGTTTATGAAGAATATTCAATAGAGCCTATAGTTTATGAAGTTCAAACAGTAATAAATCCTAGAGATCTATATCTTGAAAGGCTTGATGAAATTAATGATATTCAGGATAGTCTTGAATGGTTTAAAGCATATAAGGATTTGAATGAAGAATTTGCAGACTATGGCGAGATCGAATGGATTGATGATGTATTTTCCGAAGATGAGATTTATTTATTAGAAAGAGTTGTAGAAAGCGAATGTCACGGGGCTGACTTTGAAAGTAAAACTCATGTGGCAGCGGTGGTATTAGCAAGACTTGAGAACGAAAGATTCCCCGATACTTTAACCGAAGTGATCATGCAACCTAATCAATTTTATGTTTCTAAAACAGAAATTGATGAAGAAACTAAGCTGGCTGTAGAATATGCTTTTTGTGTAGCTACGGCTGCGGATGATTGTTTGTGGTTCCACTCTATGACAAAGCAAGAAAAATTCAGTGGCGGTGATTATGTGTTTAGTGATAATTGTCACCACTTTTATAAATAGATATCACGGAAGAAAGGAGAATATAAACAATGATCGACTACGATATTTGTTTATGCGGAACAACAGATTGTCCAAAATTTAATGAATGTCTTCGTGGTACAGGAATAAAGCGTGAAGGTATTTATACTATGAGTTATTTTGGAACAATTTGTAATGAAGAAAACGGATATATGCAGTTTATTAAATTTGTTGATGGAGATTTTAAGGAGGTGAAATAATGGAAGAAAACAAAATAACCGAAGAGGTTAAAGAAGTTTCTGCTAGAAAAATTCCTAAAGTACAGAGACACAAAGAACTTTGTAAACAATTAAATAGAATTTATGAAGCCAAAAATCAAGATTATGGAGATGCATTTTCTATGGCTTATAAACAGTTTGGCATTACAAGCGCTCTCATAAGGATTTCTGATAAATATAACAGATTAATGAATCTTGCTTCGGGGAAAAAAGCACAAGTTAAAGACGAATCAATAAGAGATACTCTTATGGATCTTAGCAACTACTGTCTTTTAACAATATTAGAACTTGATCGTGAAGCATATAATAAGGAGAAATTTAAGAATGAGGAAAATATATCTTAGTGGAGCGTGTAGAAACGTATCCCAAGAAATTAGTTCATCATGGAGAGATTATGTAAGTACCGCTTTAGGAAGTGAATTTAATACATTTAATCCTAATAGACATTATGATTATGTATCATTCCTTCCCGCTAGTGATAAAGAATGTAGAAAATTATTTTTAAATCATCTACGTGAAAGTGATATCTTGCTTGTCAATCTTGATTTTTCTGATTCAAGCTGTGGAACTAACTACGAAATTGGATTTGCTCAAGCTTTAAATAAACCAATTATTGGATTTGGTAAAATTGAAGTTTATCCCTGGGCAAAAGACGCTTGTGACGTAGTACTTCCTTCAATGCTTGAAGCAGTTAATTATATAACAGAACATTATTGGAAGTAAAGAAAGGCGTACTAAAGATGAGAGTCATTAAGAAAAATGGTGTGATTGTTCCGTATGACGAACAAAAGATAATTGATGCTTGTAACAAATCTGCCCACAGAGCTTTACAAAAGCTTACCGAAGAAGATTATAGTGCAATATGCAATCGTGTTGCAGATATTATAGCTGAAGAAGACTTCTATGTTGAAGAATATGATGAGGAATTAGTTCCGGTCGAAGATATGCACATCATAGTAGAAAATGCTCTTACTGAACTTTATCCAAAGGTCGGAGAATCATATAAACAATATAGAGATTATAAAACCGCTTTTGTAAAGATGCTAGATGAAGTTTATAAAAAGAGCCAAGAAATTAGATATATAGGTGATGTATCTAATGCCAACACTGATTCAGCCATGATAAGTTCTCAAAGAAGTTTGATCTACGGTCAGCTTAATAAAGAATTATACCAAAAGTTTTTCTTAAATAAAGAAGAATTACAAGCTGCTGAAGATGGATATATCTACATCAACGATATGAAAGATAGACTTGATGGAATCAACTGTTGTTTATTTGATGTTGGTGGAGTTCTTAAAGGCGGTTTTGAAATGGGTAACATATGGTACAACGAACCCAAGACTGTTGATACAGCCTTTGACGTAATCGGCGATATTGTATTAAGTGCTGCCAGCCAGCAGTATGGTGGTTTTACAATACCACAAGTTGATGATATTTTATCTCCGTATGCTGAAAAGTCTTATCAGAAATACTTTAAAAAATATCATAATATGGCAACTTCAACACAAAGAAAAACTTTACGTGCGGCAGGCATTAATATGGCTGATTTAGATCAAGTTCAATTAAATGCTATTTATGAATTGGCATCAGAAGATGCTAAGATGAATGCTGAAGCAGATGTAAGAAGAGATATAGAACAAGGATTCCAAGGTTGGGAATATAAGTTTAATACAGTTGGATCTTCAAGAGGTGATTATCCGTTTATTGCAATGTCTTTTGGGATTAATACTTCTAAGTGGGGATTGATTATTTCTGAAATAGCATTAGATGTAAGAAGAGATGGTCAGGGCAAAGATGGTTTTAAGAAACCAGTACTCTTTCCAAAATTAACATTCTTATATGATGATAATCTACATGGAGACGGCAAGGCTTACGAATATTTATTTGATAAAGCCGTTTTGTGTAGTAGTAAAACAATGTATCCCGATTATTTATCTCTTACAGGAGAGGGATATATAGCTAATATTTATAAAAAATATGGGAAAGTTATTTCCCTCATGGGTTAGTAATATAGCTCATGTAAAACTCCGTGAACCTAGAAATCTAGGGTGTCATTCTAACGAAAGTAATTGCAGGAAATGGCAACTAATAGAATGGCTAACAGGGAAGGCTCAAAAGAGATAATCCTGTGCTAAAGATGTACTGAATAAATACCTTTGAGGATAAAGGTATTGAAAGAATATAAAGGATTTTTAGTAGATGATAATTTAAATATATATAGTAAAAGAACCGGTTTGAAATTAACTCCTCATAAAGGGACAGACGGATATATGCAGGTTCAATATCGAGATCAAACTGGTAAGAATCATCATCAAAGAGTTCATGTGATTTTAGCACATTGTTTCATTCCAAATCCGAATGAATACAAATATATTAATCACATAGATAGTAATAAATTAAATAATCAGTTAGATAATTTAGAATGGTGTACAAATTCATATAATGTTTTACACGGTTGGAAAAGCGGAAATCGTACACATAGAAATAATACCAAAATTAAAGCAGTGAATATAATAAATGGAGAAAGCTTTAATTTTAAATCGATCAGAGAATGTGGTAAACAACTAAAACTTGATAGACATAAAATTGCTAGAGTATTAAAAGGTGAACTTAACGAAGATTATTTAGGTTATTTATTCAGTTACATTTAAGTCAAACGACTATCGAAAGCATAATATAAGAGAAAAACTTGTATGAAGAAGCGAGTAGAGTACATTTGAGGTGAAATTCCTCAAGTGGAAGTGCGGAGCACATATTATTTGGTTACAGAATAATATGTGAAGATATAGTCTGAACCTTATGAAATTTATAAGGTTTGTGTAGAGCTAGTTTAAGTCCTTGGTTTGAACGTGGTGGAATGCATCCGGCTGATGAAAACGATGTACCAATATTTATATCTCGTTGCAATCTTGGCGTAATATCATTGCATTTACCAATGATTCTTGCAAAATCAAGACAAGAAAATAAAGATTTCTATAAAGTCCTTGATTATTATCTTGAAATGATAAGAAATCTACATAAGAGAACATACGACTTTTTAGGTGAAAAGAAAGCAAGTACAAACCCTATGGCATGGATGCAAGGTGGATTACTTAATGGTCATCTTAAGGCTGATGAAAAAATCAAGCCATTGCTTAAACCTATGACAATGAGTTTTGGAATTACTGCATTAAATGAATTAAATGAATTATATAATGGAAAATCAATATTAGAGGACGGACAGTTTCCATTAGAAGTAATGAAATATATCAATGATTATGTTGATAGGATTAAAGAAGAAGACCAAATACTCTATGCGATCTACGGAACACCAGCAGAGAGTTTATGTGGAACACAAGTAGAACAGTTCCGTAAGAAATATGGAGTGGTTGAAAAAGTATCAGATCGTCCTTATGTAAGTAATTCATTCCATTGTCATGTAACAGAAGACATTAGTCCCATTCAAAAACAAGATGCTGAAAGAAGATTTTGGGATTATTTCAATGGTGGAAAAATACAGTATTGTAGATATCATCTTGGATATAATATTCAAGCAATTAAATCAATCGTTCGCAGAGCTATGCAAATCGGCTTCTACGAAGGCGTAAATCTTTCATTGGCATATTGTGAAGATTGTGGTCATGAAGAACTTGAAATGGACGTATGTCCAATATGTGGCAGTTCAATGATAACCAAGATTGATAGAATGAATGGTTATCTACAGTATTCAAGAGTACATGGTTATACTAGATCTAACGCTGCTAAAATGGCAGAGATTGCAGAAAGAAAGAGTATGTAGGAGAAAAACATGAAGCCATTAAATGAGATACATAAACTTTATATAAGTAAGAAAAAATTAAATGCTCATTGGCTTGAAAAAAATCATTTTTACTGGAGCCGCATCTTCTCAGATGCGGACAATCCAGTATATTTTCATCGCTTTACCGTGTGGAATTATGGCAACGCAGGAGTAATAGAAGCTGAAATTAGAATAGATATTAATACAGGGAATATTAGGCTTGGTTGTTACGATGGTGGATCAAGATCACTTTATGCTTCATGGTACAGTAGAGATATTGGCAACAATGAAGTTATAAGAAAAATTGATGAAAAAATAATTGATAAATTCAAGGAGCTGGGTATAAAAGGATGGGAATGATTATCATAGGAAAAGATTGCATACCGTCTGAAAAAGAAAAATGCAAATATTGCACATTAGAAAATGAAGATGATGCAAGAAATATTGGGATATGTTGTTCGGCAAAGGGCAATAAGTTCTTCCGTTGGGGACAATGTATTCCATGTGAAGACAAACAAGTAGACAAAAATGGCAAATAAGGAGAAGACCAATGGACAGAGTGGCTCGTTTTGAAAAAGTAAGTAGGGAACAATTCTTCAATGATTTTATCGGAGAGTTCCCTATAAAAGAAATGGAAGAGGAACAGATTAATGCAATTTATCAGATGTATGATGATATTAAGCTTCCCGAAAGAGGAACATCTGGCAGTGCAGGATATGATTTTGTAGTTCCTTTTGATATAGTACTTCAGCCAGGTGAGGTAGTAAAAATTCCAACCGGAATTAGATGCTTTATTGAAAATGGTTGGGTGTTGCAAATAGTTCCAAGAAGCAGCGTAGGGTTTAAATATCATATCATGCTCGCTAACACTATAGGAGTTATTGATAGCGATTATTATAACGCAAAAAATGAGGGGCATATCTGGGTAAAATTAGTAAACCACGGAGAAAAGACTTTTGATATCAAAGCTGGAGATAAGATATGTCAAGGAATGTTTGTACCTTTTGGTATTACATATAACGATGAAGTTGAGACTGAAAGAGTCGGAGGAATAGGTAGTACAGGAGAATAATTATGACTCAAACTGAAGCATTGAACTTTGCTTTAGCTCAGGGTATAATTGACTTTAGTACAATTCAAGTGCAGATCGAAATGTATGAAAGAAAAAAATATTTGGATATGCACAAAAACAGAATATGGCAAGGAGAGAACGGCAAATGGTATACCGAACTCCCTGCCATAGGTGGCGAAAAAAGGAGATTAATAAAGAGAAAAAATTTAGAAGACGTAGAAGAAATAATTTACAACTTTTATAAAACTAAAGAAACTCATCCGCTTGTTAAAGATGTATTTGAAGAATGGATCACTCTAAAAAAAGAGTGGGACGAGATAGGGAATACAACTTTAAACAGATACAGAGACGATTTTCAACGTTTCTTTGGAGACACTGGTTTTATTAATATGAGGATAGATTTTGTTACTGAAGAATACCTTGAATCCCTAATTAAAACAACAATAGTCCAAAAAGAATTAACAACAAAATCTTATGGTAACATGAAAACATTACTCATAGGAATAATGAAACTAGCAAAACGTAAACACTATAGTGATTTCAGTATTACTTCTTTCTTGGGAGATCTTCAGATATCCAAAAAGACATTCAAAAAAACAGAAAAGAAGAAACAAGTGTTTACCGAAGAAGAAACAGAAAAAGTTGTTAAATGGTTAAAGGATCATCCCACCGTGGGCAATCTTGGAATACTCTTAGTGTTTCAAACTGGGTTAAGAGAAGGTGAGCTTGCAGCGTTAAAATACTGTGACGTTGACGGCAACATTTTAAACATTCGAAGACAAGAAGTTCGTTATAAAGATGATGCTGGAAACATGATATATGAAATTGTACCTTACACCAAAACAGAAGCAGGAGAACGTGGAGTTATCCTTACTCCTAAAGCCATTGAAACAATTAAGATGATTCGTAGATTAAATCCCTTTGGCGAATACATGATGATGCAGGACGGGAAAAAGATCGGTAAGATATCTTTTAATGATTATTTGTATAAAGCCTGTGATGCAGTTGGCATTCCAAGAATGAGTATGCATAAGATACGAAAGACATACGGAACGATGCTTATAGATTCGGGAGCCGATGATAGCACAGTCATGGAACAAATGGGTCATGCGGATATTACGACCACAAGAAAGTTTTATTATTTCTCTAATAAAAGTCACCAAGAAAAAGTCGATCAGATACAGAGAGCTATCAATATTTGATTTAATGTTTATCATTAAAGGTAAGCAAAATAGTCAAAAAGTAAGCAAAGAAAAAGTCTGGAAAGCCTAGTAAATACTGGATTCTTCCCATTTGAACCAGGGTTCGATTCCGGTCTGAGGCATGAAAAAATGCCGTATTTATGCGGGTTTGCAGACTCGGTGCTTCAAAAGGTAAGCAAAAAGGTAAGCAAACGGAAAGGAGGAGCACTTGAATTGTACTCTTCCAAAACACAACCCGAAAAATATGTGGTAAAAAACAATGATTTTACCACAAATATTGTGGGTAAAAAAAAGGAAGTAGGAGTTTTTAGCTCTTACTTCCTTTTTGGTTTTAGGTCTCTCGACCAATGGAATTAGGTTTAAGGTCTCTAGTCCGACTTAACAATGTCCTATGACATGAATCAGATATTCTTTCAATTCAGAAAGGGTTAACTTGGTCACGTCCACATTGTCATAATATTTTTCTAAATCCTTGATGTCGTCTTTCTCATTTATCAGTTGTAAATATTTTTCTCTTTCGTCCATTCCTCATTCCCCCTTTCTATAAGATTCCTAGATGATCTTTCTCTCTAGGTGTTCCATTACATAATTATACTTTTGTGTGCCTGTATGATTTCCACCAAGTTCATCATGATATATGCGATAGGTTTCGCAGTACTCATCAAATTCCTTGTCAGGAATATAACCAAGTTCTAAGTATCTTCTGTAACGTTTATCCAATTCATTAGCAAGCATCATCTTCAACCCAGAAGACTGAGCTGCACTATTTGAGGCTTGTTCTTTTGTCATAGCTTGAAGTTCAGTCAACACATTCACAATTTGATCCAATTTCTCATCCATTTTATCAATCCTGTGTTCTAACATTTGATCTCCCTCTATAGATTTTCGTATGGCTTCTTCTTGCTTACTTCTGATAAGCGGAATAGCCATGATGTCACTCTTAATTTTTATATATTCTTCAACTTTAGGAACGAGAGTTTTTCTGAAGAATTTTACTATAAAATAAATAAGAGCACCTCCAAGTGCCACTAAGAAAATCCATGCAGGAACCTCCAGTCCTGATAATTGTATTAATTCGATAACGTCTTTCATTTGTAATTGTGCCTTTCTAAATCAAGTCTATATATTTACTGCTTGCCCAACCAAACAATCCGTTTGGAGCAATTATCTGATACCACCCACCTAATTCTTTAACGATTTTAACATTGTTATTCTTATGAACAAATCCGAGACTTTCATAAGCAGTAGAATTACCCTTACGAACATTTAGTGAGTTAGCAGTAACAAGCCCATACGAACTGTGAACATATGTCTCACTTACCCATTCGTTAGATCCAATCTGTAGCCATCCTTTTTGATATCCAATAACTACAACGGTATCTCCATTATTGAGTTTTCCAACAATTTCACCTACTACTGGCTTGTTGCGAATATTAAGATGTGTATTTACTTTTACTGTATTTTTAAACGGTTGAGTTGGTGTAACGTCAGGGGTTACAATTTTAGGATTATTATTGTACCATTCGTTAACATCTATTGGTGCTTTTGCCCACGAGAATTGTTTGCTGCCATATTGCCATGCATCGTAATGTGGTATATTAGGTTTGTTTGTGCTATATTTTGCACACCATATAAAGTAATTAGTTAATTTATTAAAATCTAACTGATTCTTAAACCAGTTCTCTGAAGCATAAACCCCGGCAACATATCCCGCTTTAGCAACTTCATTACAGAACGCAATTGTAATTTTCGTTCTTGCATCTTTACTTAACGCATCAGCTCTACCATTATGAGTTTTATTAGCATATTCCGAATCTATAAAAATCGGGTAATCAATTTTATATGCTTTTGCTTTATCTATAATCCATTTGGCTTCTTCGACTCCTTCGACTTCTGTAATTGCCTGAGAGTAGAAATACAAGCCCACCTTTACATTCCTTTTTGTCAATTCTTTTATGTGATAATCGAATAGTTTATCTTCTGTAATGGTTCCATTCTGATAACCACGGTATCCAGCACGCACTATAACTCCGTCAACTTCTCTTGCAAGATCAACCCAATCTAATATAAGATTATGATGACTTATATCAACCAAGAATCCCTTTTGAGTTACAGGATTTGGAGTAAAAGATTCGTATCTTAAATGATAGCTCCAACCATTCTTATGATTGTAATAACTTCTAATGCAAATCTCTTTACCAGTCTGGTCGCCAGGCTGTCCATTTTTAATTCCACCATTTTCATTTAATGAAGCGTGTACTATATTGTCAGCATCGGTACACATTACTACATGATGACCAACGCTTAAAAATACATCGCCTCTTTTTCTAGGAGCATCAATTGCTATTTCTTTAAATCCACAATTAATCATTTGCTGATAAAGATTTCTAGTTGTGCTCCCCTTTGAAACATTAAAGCCTGCCACATTTAAAGCAGTACCTACAAGAGAGGAGCAGTCATAGTCTGGATTTCCTCCTCGATTATCTTGGGCGTAGCCATGAGAATCATCATTGGCAATGTCTTCCATATATTTAACAGCTTTTTCTATATCTGGCATATGATTCCTCCTTTCTTGTTAATTATTACTCGTTTTAAACGTAAAATTATTCGTTATCTTAACCCGCAAAGCGAATAACTCTACGAGTCCGTAACGACCTCATAAAAGTGACTTCCAAACCCAATACACCCCAGAGTACCCTTACGCTTGTAAAGTGTCTTAAAATCGATTTTACAAAGCGACGTGGATACTTCTGAGGTGTTGGTATAGTCGTTCAAATATATATTGTATTCATTTAATAATTTTGTAACTGCGTAAATGCTATTTATTTGACGAGCGTCAAATATTAATTGATCCCTTATTTCATCATCTTCAGTATAAAGATAATAATTAAAACTCATTAATTTGTAGTTTTAGTATATTGAATAGTGAGTTTTACATTCATTCCGCTATAACCAGTTCTATTATTAGTTATTCTAATTCTAGAATTTGCTGGGTCATAAAAGGCTGAAGTAATTCCTGCTGCACCTGTTGTATTATTTCGTGTTACCCATACACCATAAAATCCAAGACTGTATGGAGTACTTCCAGTAACTTGAATAGAAAGACAATCATCAATGTTCCATGTATTTATATCTATACTTATTATTTCAGGAGTTCCAAAATCTTCACTCGGTGTAGGCATTGTACCATCAATAGTCCTTTGATAGATTGGTCGTCCATCTACCCATGTACCCACAATCTTTTCTGTTGTAGAATAGTCTGTATCTATTCCGATTGCTACTGGTGAATCTGTGGTTTTGGTGTATTTCACTATGAGTCTTAAAATAGGAACAGTCTGTACGGTTTCTGATGGATTATATGCCAACGGCTTAACCTTGATTAATTTATTAGTGGTATCTATATATTGTGCCCACATATTCTGTTTGCAATAATCATTTCTAAACACTTCTAAATCAACTAATTTATCTATATTTAAATCAGTAATGTCGCATAATGTTTGATCAGAAGCGTTCATGTTTATCTGTACGGCAGAATTAAATGTAATAACTTTCTGATACAACGGTTTCCCGTCAGTCCACTGCCCGATGATCTTTTCATCCGTACTATACATATTAGCCTTATCAAACTTATTAGCTAATATATCAGGCATACCACCAAGATAAGGAAGTATACCTTGATAAAATTCTGATAATCTCTGTTCAGTTACAACTGAATTAGGGTTTGTTAAACTCATTTATATGTTCCTCCTTAATCAGTGGTTTTTGTGTATTGAATAATCGCAGTAATATCATTTATAGGTATATTTTCAACTGTACCGGTTATAGATTGAATGGTTTTCAGTCTTACTTTCTTCGTTGAGGTATCATATGCTACTATCGTTCTTAAAGAATTTAATGTGCCGGCATCATTAAATAAGGTAGAATCTACATTAAGCATATATGTTGCCCCACCCATAACAAAAGATATTGTTGCTTTCATAGATACTATAGATAAATCAGTCGCATCCATTAAATTGAAATATTTAGTTGTATTCACATCACCAAATTGCTGATTGGTAAGTTGTACGACCTTTTGATATAGTGGCTTACCGTCTATCCACTGACCTATTACCTGCTCAGTCGTGCTATATATCATTCTACGAGACATCACAGAGGGAAGAGGGGAGAGCACTTCTTCCATATCTGCAGGAGGCATATCTTCCTCTATAGGTTTGGTATATATGTCTTTATAAGAAATACAATAAAGAACTGAAGTATTAGTGGGGCGAGCATAAATATTTGTTTCAAATTGAGACAAAGAAGAACTTTCTGCAACTGTAGTATAAGATCCTGTCAAATTATTCACATTTAATCTTTTACCATTATGTCGCAAACCGTCATAATTAGTAGGATATTCTCCAGAAGCATAAAGCGTGCCTTCGTAAAATCCAAAATATTGTAAGTCTGTCGCTGACTGATGTTCTCCTACAGATTCACCTGACCCTTGACCTATATGTGAATTAGTTCCAGTACCTCTAATAAATTCTCCTCTTAAGTCTGGCACTTTAAACTTAGTATTATCGCCAGAAACTTCGTACTGAGAATGATTTGTTAAAGATAACAAATGCTCTGCAAGCTCTGGATAATCTGTTTTATTATAAATAGTTCCATCGCATGCCAAATAAAATCTTGGAGCGGTTTCACCATAGTAGGAGATAATAGTTCCTAAAGGCGTATAGCCAAACATTGTTTCTATTTGACCATAATATGTACCATTTTTATATATTGTACTCATGAACTTTCCTCCTTAATCTGTGGTTTTGGTGTATTGAACTGTACAATATCCAGTCATACCGCTTCTGTCAGATGTAGTAGCTACATTAATAGTTGAGAGATTTGATCCAAATCCTATATACATGTCACCAGATCCGCCTAACCATAGCCTAGGGAATGCAATATTACCTCCGTTACTATCTGTTGCAGTTGCTGAATAGTTTATCAATCTTTTTACATTTGAGATTTCAGTATTAACTTGTTTAGTAGTAGCATTGGGTAAGTTCCCAAGATCTATAGTCTTCTGATACAACGGCTTTCCGTCAATCCAAGTACCAATTATCTGCTCATCAGTAGAATAGTCATTCCCTGTACCTATGTTAACCGTGGTGTCGGTTGATTTGGTGTATTGGATAGTAATAGAATCTATAGTTTGATCAGAATCGCTATCTCTATTTGACGATGTTGTTATATACATATCATCTACTATTTTTTGAAAAGCTATTCTTCTACAATATAAAGAACTATTTCTAAACCAAATCATTGGAATAGTGTTTTCAGAATATATACCAGTATAATATGTAACAGTCTCAACATTTTCGATTCCCAAATCATTGCCAAGATAATACGATTTTGATTTCGCTTCTCCATCGGTTATTGATGCCGGAAATTTTAATCCCGTAATAGTCTTTTGATAAAGAGGCTTTCCTAAAAACGAGCCAACAACTCTTTCATCAGTAGTATAAATATTAGCCTTATCAAATCTATTACCCATTACAGTAAGATTAGATACAACGGTAGCATCGGGAATATAATATGATGTACCATTATCTTTTTCTTCTTGAGTAAGATTATTGAAATCATCAAGACTTATTTCTTTTGTCACATCAAACCATTCAACATCGTCATCGGAATCAGAATGTTTAACAAGTGATTGTCCTGTTGTTCCACCAGATGGGAGAGAGCCGCCGCCTCCTCCACCTTGCTGAAACTCACGCCATTTGCCAAGAGTGGGATCTGATGTATTTGTAGAATCATAACTATAATATTTCTTTGTTCCCGTTACATAAGCAAAGCATCCGTCATATAAATCAGCGGCGGGAGTGCTTACTAAATCTGAAACTGTATTTGCTTTAATTCTTGCATCAAGAGGCTTACTGCCTTTGTAACTAAAATTATCCGCTACATTAATTGCCATATTAAATCACCTCCTTATGCAAACGTTACGCTATAGCCACTAACCGTGGTCGCATCTGTAAGTACGTATCTGTAATAAACAACACTTGTTCCATTTTGCGTATATGTCTGTTCTGTTCTTGTGAATGAATCAAATAAGCTGAATCCGTTACCGTCCTTAATACTTGCAAGAGCACCAAGACTCTTAGGATATGCATAACATATTCTGCCTGCCGTAACAGTAAATGAATACGTGCCACCCTTTGCAGTGCCAAGAGCAGAGGTAAGGGCTTCGACCGTTGCCTCACTAGGATTAACATCGCTAACCGCACCATAGAACTTGTTATAGTAGAAATTAATGCTTGCAGTTTTTGTTGAAGTAGTATCAATATCGTCCGACTTTGTATAGGTTATAATAGCCTTAAATGTGGTCGTACTTGTTGTGGCACTACCCATTGTATATGTCCAAGAGCCAGTCGTTGTGCTGTCTATAGTATCAGTTCTTAACAACGTATTATCCTGATACCAAGCAATACTCTTGATCTTTTTTGCAGTTCCCATATTAGAAACATTAACTGTAAGAGTTTCTGTATAAGAACTTCCATACACAACATTTCCGCTCTTACTAATAGAGAAACCTATAGTAGGAGCAAGTTCAGAAATGAGCAACTTTCTTACGAAATCAGTAAATGAAGTTCCTGCCGTAATCGTGGTTCCGCTTGATATTGCTCCAACAGAAGCGTTTGCAGTCACACTCGCAACAAGAGAAGCGTCTCCATATATCACGCCAGCATCTTCGGTTTCGTTATCTGTGTATGTAATAATAAGGTGATTATTAGCATCAATATCAACGCTCTTTATTCCAAGACCAGTTTCGCCTTGTTCTCCTTGAATACCTTGTGCTCCAGTATCACCCTTATCCCCTTTATCTCCCTTAATTCCTTCAGTATTCATATAAGTAATAAGAGAGTAGGGCGGTGTTCCTACGCCAGTATAACGATAAATCGGATAGCCCATATCCTCTATAAAAGTCATAACCATAAACATCAGCCCTATTTCTGGGAAGTCTGATGCGTCAAACTCACTAATAGTGTCGTACTGTTTATAAATTAAGAATGGATATCCGTCATCGCCCTTATCGCCTTTAACGCCCTGTATTCCTTGTATTCCTTGTGCCCCAGTTAATCCTTGAGCACCAACATCTCCTTTGTCTCCCTTTTGTCCCTGTATTCCTTGTTCGCCTTTATCGCCCTTGTCTCCCTTATCGCCCTTGGCTCCGGTCTGACCCTGAACGCCAGCATCGCCCTTTTCTCCGTTAAGGACATCCATTGTGGTGGTTCTTGTTGAACCATCGTCTAAAGTCCACAAGAAAGTTATTCTTTTGCCGTTAGGTATATCATCGATACTATCTATAGTACAGTTCTTACCTTTAATGGCTCCTCCACCAATAACGGTTTCGTCAGTATAGCCCATAGAAAGGGCATAAGAAATAATATCTAAAGCCATATTATCCTCCTATCTTAACCCATTGGTTAGAAGAATTAAGAATATATACCTCTCCAGTTGGTATAATTAAACATTTTGATCCCATAGCAACCTTGTTGTTAGAAACGTTGTCTACGCCCTGTTGCGTTCCTTCGGTTGTCATTGTAGGAAGATTGTTAACGTCGCTTGCTGAATCAGCAATAAACATAACCTGCTTAAGAGTTCCGTCTATCCAATACATAATCATTCCTTCCTTTAATTAAACAATCTTAAAAGTTCTTTTTGAGTGGTCGCATCAACTAAAGCCCAAGCTTCTGTAAATTCGTAATCATACGGAATCCAAATACAGCCACCATCGGCAACTCCCTCAATAGAAGTGCCGTAATCTTTCCCCCAAGAATTAACAATCGCCAACGCCTGCTTCTTGTCTGAATATCCAACGCAAGTCATACTATGACCGCCATAATTCTTTCCGTGAGATAGCTTGTTATATTTAACCATCCCATTTTTATCTGGATTATAAAGGCACTTATAAACTGGATAACAAACTTGCACATATCCCACAGTTGTTAGAGCGATTTTAATATCTTCCAAATCATTCAATCTGTAATAAGATGCAATCCTATACGGCTTTGCAATTTTATCTAATTTATCCTTTTGCGAAAGATACTGTGCTTTTAAATCAGCATATTCATATTTGTCATATCCTTGAAAATCTTTTTGGTGACAAATACCGTCTTCTACAAGATTTTGTAACGCTTCTCTAGGATACATTCCCGACCCTTGATAATCTGTATCTTTGCGATTTGCATAAATATAGGCGGCACTAAACATTTCAGTGTCGCCTAATTCTTCAAATTCTTGAGAATGTTTTATTTGTGCGATAGTTGAAGCTACGCAGCTACCTACGTTTTTCTGATCTGCAATAATCGCAGGAATCGGAACAATATATTCTTCAGGTAGTTGTATTGCTCTCATAATTAAACTATCTAATTTATAATCCCTTTCATCATCAGGAGATGGCAACGCTCCACAAAAAGAATACTCTTTTTCGTAATCCATAGTGCCTCCTAATTAAAATATAGCAACCCCCGTCTTAATATCATTATCTATAATATCTTGAGGAAGTTTTGCTCTAATTGCTTTAAGTTCTTCTTCGCCACCATATTCATCATTTCTAACTTTGTCCATAAATTCAAAGAAAGAAATATCAGGAATAATCCCTAATAATTCATTGGCATGAAGACCTCTCTGCATTGTATACATATCTTTAAGAATCTTATCACTAATCTTTGGTTCAATTTCTTTATAGCATTCATGATAAAATCTCTTTGCATTAAACAAATTCTGTTCAGCAAATATAGGTTTTTTATCTACACACTCGACATATGTAAAATATTTATCAACCATCATTTCTGTAATAAATCTATCAATTCCACCGTTAAATGGATTCTTTTGTTTGCAGAATTTCGCTGCACGTATAGAAGCGATAGTAGCACCAACCTGACAAAGATCGAAGTTATACTGAGGAATTCCTTTATCATCTTTTCCAGTTCTTGTAATACTATGTTCTGAACCTATTTTCCAAACATAAACTGGATTTTCTATAAAAGATATTTTTAGAGGAGTTCCCTCAATTGTCATACGTATCTTCCAGTTAAATTCACCCTTTAATACCTTATGTCCCCATAAGGAATAGACTATTTCATCTACTTTCGTAGCGATGCACTTCGAATGTCGTACCAATAGACATTCTACTCCCTTACATTCATCGGGGATAGTCGTTACACTTTACTTTTCATCAATATATTTCCATTTAATCTTTTCTCCAGTAATAGGATGTTTTCCAGCTGTTTTTGCAATTCCTCTACAAGCCTTGCCTATAGATGAAATATCTTTAAGATTAGCCCATTTAGCCGCCTCTAACATTACATTAAAAATTTCGCCAGTTGAAGCTTGAACTTTTCTTGCTCTACTACTTTTTTCTCCTATCCTCTTTTTTGTTTGTTCAGATATTTTTTTTCTAGTTTCTTTAGAATGATGTTTTCCATAATTAGGATTTAATTCCCCACAAAGATGCACTCCATACATTCCATTCTTTTCGCCTTTTAATCCTTCAGATATTTTTCTTCTAACGTCATCTGTAGGATTAAAAATACCACCGCCACCTTCTGATTCGTTGTAGCCGTGGTTTTTAGTATCATAAAATTTTATCCAATACTTTTCTCGCTCATTAAGTTCTTCTTGTTTACATTCTTCTATAACATAAAAAATAAATACGTCTCCGTATTTATTATAAGCATTTTGGAGATGAACATTTTCATGCTTACCTCGCTTTAATAATCTTTTATGATTTTGCCATCTAATTTCTATTTGAGTAGATAGTCCAATATATTTATTATGATTTAAAGTGTTTTCAATACAGTATATTCCAGTCATTATCACCTCGAATAACTATATTGATGAAAAGTCTTAGCACGGCGTTGTCTGGTCTAGAGTTTCGCCGTTAGCACGTAGTTATTAATTTTAATCTACGCACACCGCTGGTTAGCGTTCACATCGTTTAGGGAGGACTAGTAAATAGTCAATCCTCCATAGCTCTCAATTCAGAAAAACCAATCTCATTAGCATCTAAAAATTTCTTATTATATAATCTTCCAAATACCCATGGATGATTTTTATTGTCTATAGGAACAGTTCTAATCTTTTGTGGATTAGGATCAACTTCTTGTAAGAAAACTCCTTGAACAACAACTGAATCTGGAGTGATTGCTCCTCCTAATGTCTCTAAGGCAAATGGAGTATAAAATAAATCATCGGCATCAATAAATGTAATCCAATCTGTTTTGCAAGCGTCAAGCGCTCTCTGTCTTGCCAATCCTGGACCAGTATTTTCTTCACATTCAAGTATTGTAATATTTAAATCAGGAAAGAGATTTTTAAGATATTCATAATTATCTTCAGGAAAATCTGAAGCAATTATTACTTCAACTTCATCTCTTATTGTCTGTATCTGTATTGAAGATAAACAATTTTCTATATGTCCTTTTGCTTTATAAGCTGGTATACCTACCGTTATTTTCATCCTTTTTCTCCTTTAATCAAAAAATATAGGGTATTCCCCATAAAAATTATGATAATAATTATTAAAATTATTTAAAGCGTCTTCAACATTATTTAATAGATAAATATTATATGTTGAATTATAAAAGCCGTTGGTTACAGCAGTCCAAGTAGGAACGACTGAAACATTAGCTACAATATTATCTTGCTTAATATTCGTCATATTATATATATATATATTTATTGAATTTCCCCTACTCATATTACTAATCATTCCATTAAACGTAGGATAGTATAACTGTTCATCATTCGAATGTAAGAATATAATATCTGAACTCATATTATTTGCACCATCAAACATTCTCTCAAAATAACTATTCCTAAAATCGCATACTACTGGCTGATTATAATTATGACACCCAGAAAATGTTCGATATAAACTAGCTCCCGGATAAAATATCATGGGTTGATTAAAATTTGAACACCCACAAAAAAAATCAGACAATGAATGATTAAGAATCTCAGTATCTGAGATTTCATTGTTATAATTATATTTAAATATATCAAAAATAATTTTAGAATTTAAATTTTTACAATTATAAAACACATCATCAAAATATCCATATAGATCAGAAGAGTCGTCTCCGGGACGAGCATGAATTCTAATTGTCGTGGGCTGATTATAATTATTACAATTTGCAAATATCCAGTTATACGCTATATTGACATAACTAGAATATTGCGTATGTGGAGGGCATTGTATAAAATTGGGAAATTCAATTTGTGAATTATAATTAAAACAATTTCCCACACAAGATATTGCATAAGTCAATGAAAAAGTATTAAATAAATTAATAGGACAATTAAAATATGAATATCCATAAAAAACACTAGAAATCGCATTAACTCCATTTCCAAATTTTATTTCTGTTAGTGCGCTTGCATTTTCTATGTTGTTCAATGAAGCAAATATTCTATTATTTCCTAAAGATATTTGTGGAGGATTTTGGGTAAAATAATCATCTATGCTTTCGTATTTAACATATATACTTCCCCAAACATCGCCTCCTCCACCCCCACCTCCACTGGTGTCTTGTAAGGTGCTTCTATAAAATGGCATGATTATTTCCTCCGTTATTTAATATAAATTTTACATGTCATAGAAACTGCTTCGTCTTGTTTGGGATATACAACAATACATTCTCCAGCACTAATATTCATAGATTTATAATTCATATTTATACTCGTGTACACATCAATAGTACTGTCAACAGTAATTGCATTGTTACTAAAAGTGTAGGTTGTATCAGTAGCAGTACTTAACACTTTAGTTAATGAAAAAGATTTATTTTGTATATAAATCTCATCAGCAGCTTCTTTATCTAACAATTCCGCATCTTCTAAATAATCTTCAATATATTCAATTGCATCATCATAATTATTTAAAGCAGTTGCCGATATTGGAGTAGTAGTTGCGGGAGAACTCTGCCAACCATTTTCATAGGTCGGCACAAAATGTTTTATGTAACTCATATATTTTCTCCTAAATATATAAAAAATATCTTTTTATATGCCAAATCTAAATAATTATTAATGTATAAAATCCATAATCACCTCAATACGAACACAGATATATCAATTTTATAAAAAGAGGGCGATTTTATTCGCCCTCTTAATATTCAGGATATTCGTTGTAGTAACTATGCCAAACATTGTTGAAATAATTTAATCCATCTGAAACATTATATAAAACTCTAATATTGTACCTTACATCCGCTTGCAATCCATTTTCTATTGGAATATAACTATATTTATCCACTCCCTGTCTATATAATCTAGTACATCTATTTACAAACGTGTATGGATCATTTACATAGAATGTTACATCTTGAAGAGTTCCATCCCACTTTATCGCTTGATTAACATAATTTAATACAATTATATTATCAACTCTTGCCCCCCAAAGAGTATTATTACCAGTTGTTAAATTTGGATATTTTGTTGAAAAATCAACTACTATGGGGCAATTCATATTGTTTGCGCTATTTAATGTAAAATTTAATCCAGTAACACCTTTTAAAATTAACGGCTGATTAAATGAGCTTGCTCCATATAAAAAAGAAGTATAATCACAATTCCTTGAATTTTCAGATTGTAAAGATATAGTAATTTTAGAATTTATAGAACTTGATTCCATAAACATTCCTGCCAAATTAGCTTCTGCTGAATCTGGACAATTTATGAATATTTCTGTGGGTTGATTATATGTTCTACAACGTCTAAGCGACATATAATAATTATATATATTTTTAGGAAAAATTGTGGGTTGATTATAATTATTACATAAATAAATCATATTTGCTACAGACCTTAAATTATCTGCATTTTGCATATTTATATATGAATTAAAATTATTATAATATTGTAATAAGTTTTCAGCACTTTTCATTGCGCTTCCTATATTGATGGGGCAATTAAATGTAACATTATCTTCACACTCTCCCATAGACATATTATATATTGGTACATTTGAAAATAATGGAACTTCATATTGTTCATTAATATAATTAATAGTTATATGTCCACAATGGTCGCCATTGTTTCCTGAACTTCTAGGCATACATCTATAAAATGGCATAATAATTTCTCCTAATAAATCGGGTATTCATTATAGTAGTTATACCAAACATTATTGAATTCATTACAAGCATCTCCAACATTATTCAAAACATATACATTAATTCCTTCATCGATGCTCCTATATCCATTTGTAGTTTCTTCAAAATTTAATTTATTTATATTTTTATGAAGTCTAGAACACTTGTTTATAAATATATCTGGATCACTTACATAATATTTCATATCATCAACAGACCCAAACCAAGAGCATTGATGATTGTTGTAATTTAATATAATCACAGTATTTACTAAGGAATTATTTAATATATTAGACCCTATATTAATTTGTCGATAAATTAAATCAATTATTATTGGACAACTCATACTAGTGGCATCTCTTAAAATGCTATCACAAGTAAAAGCCTGTTTTAAAATTAATGGCTGATTAAAAGAATGTGCATTTCTTAACATTCCTGTATAATGTGTATTTGTTAAATTATTAAACATTGTAAATGTTATTTTAGAATTAAAATTAAAACAATTTTCTAAAGCCTGATTTATTGAAGTATAAGTTGAACTATTAAGCCCGATTAAAAAATTGATAGCCCGATCATAATTATATGCATTACTAAGCATAGAGCTATAATTATTTATAGATCCATAAGGAAAGATAATAGGCAAGTTGTAATTACTGCAGTGATATAGCATTGAATAAACACTTATAAGATTCACAGCATTAGATAAATCAATTGTTGAATTAAAATTTCTACATAATTTAAACAATCCTGCTGCACTTAATATATGATCTCCAATAGTAATTGGACTATTAAATGTATAGTTGTTTCCAAATTGATTATCTGTAAGGTTTGTAAGCGTGTCTGATGGTGAAAAATAGACCTCATGTTCTTGACCATTATAAGTATACGTTATATGTTCACAGCCATCACCACCGCCTCCTCCACCACCGGAGCTTGCTGGAGGCATACATCTATAGAAAGGCATAGGCTATCCCTCCTCTACGTTCTCTTCGATCTCTTCTACCGGTTCTTCTGTTTCATCCTCAACGGGCTCCTCTATGATCTCCGGAGGAGGAAGAGGTTTATTCCATTTATCCATCTTTACCGTGTTAGCCTGCTCGTTCAGGATAAGACACTTGATAGATTTGAATGTTTCTGTGTTACTCTTCGCATACCACATATCATAGTGAAGCTGTGCGTCAGCCTCATCATATGTGGGTCTGGTTGTAACGGACATAGGAGAAGTACCATCCTCTAAGTCCTGTATAACTACATAATAATACATATTAAGCCTCCTTATTTAATATAAATCCTACAGGTCATAGACTGAGCTGAGTCCTGTTTAGGGAATGTTACTGTACATGTTCCTGCTGAAGCCGCTACCGATGAAGGTGATACTCCGAAAATATCTGCATATACATCTATTACACTATTAGATGTTATTCTTGCATCTGTAAATGTATACGTTGTGGGGTCTGTCGTAGATGTGGTCGCTGTTTGGTCAAGGTGGTAGTCTAGGTCTTCTACTTTTGCCGTAAGCTGACGATTAGTCATTGCAAAAAGCTGATAAGTATCATCTGTATCTGATGCTAGACGAACCATAAATTGACTGTATGTAACATTTACATTTGGTGTATGAACCCAAATAACAAAACTATGTGTACCTGCAACAGTCGCAGTAAATTCCATTTTATGAAGTCCAGCTGCTAAATGATAATTGGTAGTAACAGAATCTGGTTCATATGCGTATTCATTATTAGGTTTTAAAATTCGCAAAAGATTCCTCGTATTACTAGTCAATGCATTATTCTGATTTGCAGAGAACGTTATTTTATCTCCAACATTAAGATATAAAGAACCTACGATTTTACTAAAATCTTCATTAGCATTAAATGTCCATGAATCAAAACCAGAATTGATTAGATTCTTTGCCCCAAGAACACTGTTGCTCTTCCAATCCATTAATTCTGTGTTATCGGGTATATACGGTACGTATGTATCATCAGCAACTGATGATAAACGTATCATATATTTAATCTTTACATTTGTATACACAGTATTTTGGGTAACATTTATTCCCATAAAACACAAAGTATCTTCAGATAATATAAACGGAATTCTTTTATCGACAGCATTACGTATAACGGAATTATCACTTGCCCTCATTATTACAGCAGTTAATAGTGAATCTGTTATATTAGAATCACTAATTTCTGAACTTAATAAATATTCCCCCGCAGGCAACATAAACGAATTGCTAACCGCATTTAATCTTCCACCAGATGATGATGCAGTACCATTAGCATTTATTACACCTTTAGTGTCTGTTGTAAATGTTACACCGTTTACAGTACAGTTGTTTATTGGTAATGAATAATTTTTCTTTACACTTGTCTTGGCTTCGGACCACTTAATAGCATTAGGGTCGCCACCACTAGACTCTACTAAAGAGATACTTGTCCACTCGTTTTCACTCTCATCACCAACCATGACAAACGTTTTAGTCGTAATTCCATTAGAATCTGCTATAGTGTTAGAAAAGTAGAATGTATCCTCTGAACTATCATATTTTGCAAGTCTAAAGATTTCTTTATTAAAATCTATAACCATGTCAACGGAATGCCAATAGGCTTCATCAAGTGTGCTAAAACTCACATCACAACTATATGCTCCGCTATTTTCTTCCATTTCAATAATTAAAGACTCACTAGCCTCCGAGCTAACCGCCTCAATACTTGCCCACGTATCTGAATTTTCATCTTTTATAAATATAAACCCAGAAGATAACATTCGATAATCTGAACTAGTATAATGAATACAAGTAAATATAAATTCGGTATCTTCTACACCAACATAATCAGCACTTAAATCAAAATAATAATCTGCCGTATCTGTTGTAACTAGTCGTATAATGTTCCCATTATTCTTTGCAGCAATAACTTCAGACGGCAATTTGTCTGGAGTAAAAGTAACTTCACCCGTTTGAGGGTCTTCGCTTACTGTTAGTGTAATTGTAAATATATCAGTACTGCTAGGAAGATTCTGATTTTCCCACTTACCTGTTGTATTGTTGTATATTGCAACTTGACCATTTTGTAAATTATTAAATGCCGTATCTGTTAAATCAGCAAAAGTACTAATGGGAACGTCTGTTGTTTTTATCCATATCCCCCTACTTTTTACAAATGTAGCATAAACAACAGGAGCGTTTATTGTTAAAGTAAAATTAGTAGACGTTGTATAGCTCCATGATATAACTTGTCCTTGTGTGCGATTAGAAACATTATTAGAAGTAATGGTAACACTCCATTGTCCACCACCATAAGAAGTAGAAAAATCTGAATAAGTTTTATAAGGACTTCTATAATGAATACTATCTGTTTTTGTTACAACTCCTTCTATTACAGTATCAACGGCAATACTAGCACTTTCCATGCCAGTTGAAGTTGTACGTATTGTGAAGCTTTTTCCAAAATCCGCTATTGATACTTTTACATATATATCAGAATCTTTACCAAGATTATTTGAAGGATCTGAAGTTCCAACTAAGATATCTGGTACAGATATATTTGCGTTCACATTACTACTTGAATTAGCATTAAAAGTTTGTACCGTAGTACCATTTTTTTGAATAGTTAATACGCCATCATTAACCGTTGGCAAATCTGAAACATCTGCCTTTGTATCAAAAATAGTTTTTAATTTTTCGAGGATATATTGCATCCTGCGTTTAGAAAAATAATCAAAACTCATGATTTATCCTCCTAAAATAATATAAATTTATAAACTAACTACTGGTCCAAAGACCGTATTAAACATACTATCAATATCAGAAGTTGAGACTTCAACTAAATCTGATGTCTGAACATAACCAGACAAATCTACGTCTGTACTTCCAATTTTTTCCCAAGAGCCTGACGCTCCACCAGTTCCAGGAATCCATACATATTCATCCTTAACGTTTGTACCAGAACCACCATTAGGGACAAGATAAATAACACCGTTTTCTCCTTCGGCAGGAAGAGTTTGTACAACTCTGAATTCTATTTCTACAACAGAACCAACAGCCGCATCAACATATTCTTTAATTACTTTATTCTGAACTGCATTTTCAGAACTATCGCTCATTTCAGTATCCATTGTAATGGTTGATGAGGCAGGAACATAAATATCTGTAGTAGTTCCATTAATTGTAATTTCAGCAACTTTCGTTCCAGTTTGTGATATCTGATTCCACGAAACAGCATCAGCACTATCTGAAATACCATTTAATTTTGTCAAAAGAGCAGTTGTGAAATCTTCCGTTGAAAGTTGCTTGCCAGGTACTTTTTGTACATAACCGGGAGTAAACCCATTAGTTCCATCTAATACTGCCTTTAATTTATTTAAAATATATAAGGTATCTGTATTACCAACATAATATATATTAGACATTTTTTATCCTCCAAATACAGCACTAAACATTGCATCTATTGCCGCAAAACTTAATTCATTATCAGCATCTACCGCACCAACTTCGTCGGCAGTATAGGCTGGTTTAGTTAAACTTTTTGCCCAATCAGGAACAGTAGGATCGTCTTCTAAAGCCGTCATCGGAACAGCTTCTAATAAAGGAGATATTACATACTCTGAATGATTTCTATCTGTAACAATAATTCTGTCATATTGATTTAACTCTCCCTCTTGAAGTTTATCCATCATATCATCATAAGTTAGATATGCAAATTTAACTCTGTCTTCTCTAGCCATACATATCCTCCTTATAAAATAACTCTATTCAAACCTTCATCATTCGCATTAACAAGTGCATCACCAAGGTCTTCCATAGTAATAGGAGTTCCAACGGGCAATCCAGCATTTGTAAGATATAACTCATTAGTAATAGAATTAAGAGAAATATCATCTGCCATAGTGCTAAGTTTTGCATTAATAGCGGCTATTTCTTCTTCAATATGATCGATTGTTCCCGGAGTAGGATCGATGTAATAATCAGGATTTCCTAATATGTCTACAAATACTTCGCCAGTAGTAAGAGTGAAAATAGTTTCATCAATTACTTTATTTAAAATTATTTTCATAGCAACTTGACCACCAAATTTAGTAAAGTCTTGAGCAGACGGCATAGTAAATCTTATATGATTCTTATATAATTCTTCGTCGCAAACCAATGGCACGTTAAACACATCTCCATTAGGAATCTGATAAAAAAGATTTGCTGTAAAACCAGTCAAATCCGTGCCATTATATTCTGTTGGAAAAAGAAAATACATAATCTGCGGAACATCACTATCATCTTGTCTAATGATATTATATTTGGTAATAATTAACGACTTGTCGTAATTCATCCAAATTGTCATGTTTATTCTCCGTTAACATAAGCCTTAACAACAGGCTCGTTCTCTATAATCTCTTTTGCTTTTTCTAATGATTTAACAGTCCATCCTTTAAATTGCTCATATGACACATATTTTGCAAATACAGGAAACATTTTTATAAAAGCGGAATAAGCTTCACGTAATACAACATCTGCATCAGCATCCGCACCCCAAGCAGCAATTGCTTCAACTAAAGCACCAACCGCCCAGTCTTTGATTACTTGTATCTGAGCACCATGAGGCTTCTCTAAGAATGTCTTTACGTTATATCCACAAACAAGACCTATTGCTAAAACAGTTACCCATACATACCAAAGTGATATAATTGTGTTTATCATAATCAAATCCTCATTTCATTATCCGACAGCGTCATCGTCTTCCTCACTAGTAGGAATCAATGGCTGTTCTATTTTTGCCATATCCTCAAGATGTTTTGCCTCACTATAACTTTCCATGTAAGCTTTTATACAATAGGAGATAGTAACTCCTAGTATAGTCACACATACTTGTTTAGAGAGTTCAATTAACACCTCTGGATTACCATATAAAAACAGCCCTATACCAGCGTAGATATAACTAATAGTTATCCATATACACGCCATAATGGTAAGAGCTGTTACAAGACATTTTGTATATTGTCTTAATTTCTTTTTGTCTTTAGTATTTAAATTGTCGTCTACAAGATCTACATCTAATGGGTTAGTATCTTTTTCTACAATAATTGTAGTCCCCATAGGTTTCGCCTTACGACGCTTACGTATTTCAATGAATTTTTTAATAAATCTAATCATTCATGTATTCACCCGCCTTTGCAATAGCACAGGCTGCGCTAATTATTCCTAAAGACAATACTCCTGATATTAGAATTATTGCCATATATTTCTCCTATTATGTGGGAAATAAGATATATGATGGATATGTATTAGAAGACGGATAAATGTCTTCATGTGTAGCCTTTTCTATCCATACCATTCCATTATTTACACCAACTGGCTCTTCGTCCTGATAAATACCTAACGTGGGTTTAATTAATTCATTTATATATATATATAAATTATGCACCCTATTCTCTAATAAATTTAATAACCAAGCCCCATAAAAATCTTCATCTTGAATAAGATTAAGTGCATCATCATATTGTCCCAGACTTAATAGTCTTTGATACTCATTCATAATGGGTTCTTTGTTAATACTTATATCAGAAAAATATAATCTACTATCAATATCATAATCAGGAGATACAAAAACAGTATCTGAACTTCTCATGATTATTCTCCAATCCACACATCAGAAATTAATGCAAAAGCCGGTTCGTTATTCATATAATATATACTCTGTTGATTTGTTTTACACATAATTTCTAAATTACGAGTTTCTTCGTCTATTAAATTAATATATTCGCTAGTCAACATATATCTTTTTAAATTGTTAGCTGTAATCACATTAGCAGCTTCAGCATATAATCCCTGAGCTTGTAATTCTTTTACCTCATTTATTAATGAAGAAATTGCATCTGTGGCATCTAAAAAATGATGTAAAGACATGGGAGTATTAGGAAGTTGAGAACCATATTCATGCGTATAATTTATTTCACTCATGATTTTCTCCTTTTATTACATAATTTATTCATTATCCACAAAAGTTACATATACGGTTGGATATGTACGGTTAGTGTCGCTTCCTCTTGAAATACTTAGCGTAGAACTTACACTTAATGTTCCAGCATGAGCATCAAATGATTTACTAACACCAAGACCCGCTCCAACACCTTCGAATCCTTCAGTATAATACCATCCAGAATTAACAGAAGCAGAACCAGCTCCAACTATAAAATTATTGACGGTTAAATCTGACCATTTACTTTCTTTAATTCCATAATCTCTTAAATAAAAGGTTCCACTACCATTAACACTTCCCATATAAAATGATTTAGAATTGCTAAAAGGGGTAACTGAATCTGCACCTGCCTTTATATAACCATAATTACCCTCTGCGTCTATACCAAATTTAAATGGTAAAGATCCAGTTATTAATTCCCAATGAGAACTATTCCATGATTCAGGATTTGTAATATCTGTTTTACAATAATATTGTGATCCATTGTAAGTTACAATGTCTCCTTTTTCATATTTTTTTGTATCACTGTATCCCGGAGCACCGTCTACGACAGCGGCGTTATCGTCCGCAAGTTGTTCTAAAATAACGCCTTGTGCATCACTTGAAGTTTTTAAACCAGAAAAACTATCTTGTAAAGTTGTTCCGTCATCCATTTCTACGTCTATAGATTTAGTCCAAAAACTAATTAAATCCCAAATATTTTCGGCAGCTTTAATTCTGTACTTTCTTCCAGTAACAATATTATCAGCCATATTATTTAATCCTCCGTATCAATATATAAAGGATAATATTTTATCAAAGTCCAATTAGTGGTTCCACCAGCTATATCATGAGATATAGATGTTACTAAGTATTCTTGTGGAGAATTCATATCGCTACGCTGATATGAAACTTTTTGATTTACATCAGCATAAGGAACTAATTTGGTAGTTAAAGAAATATTATCCGTTAACCTACTTGACCTATAATTTTCTTGTCTCGCCGTTTCTAAAGCTGTAGCGCAAGACTGTATGTTTGTTTCGTCATCATAAACTTTTAAAAGAACTCCAAGTTTCTGAATAGTAAAAGGACTATCAGGCACCACATCCATATAAACATTATCAACGTTATATACCTTCTTAAAATATTCTTTAGAATATTTTGCAACCGCCACACCTCCTGTAGTTGTATATGTTTCACCAACAGTACCATCTGTTAAAACACACATAGCATGAGATTGATATTGTCCCAACAGATATGCACGAATAATATCTTGTTTATTCTCACGCCTTTTAACTATTTTAAACACATATGTTTCTCCGGCAGTTAAATTCATAGTATCTGAGCTTCCATTAATAGGAACTTCATAATTTTCATCATAAATAGGAATTGCTCCCAATGAATTAACATTTAAATAACATTGACCAGAATTATTTTGTGGAATTTTAATTGCAATCATATCTCCGTTATAATACGAGGTATGAGTTTCGTCCGTATATCCATTAATATTTACAGAATAAATAGATCCACTATAAGATACTCCGTCAAAAGCAAACCAATCAGTTTCAAATATTGCTCCCCAAACTTCTGTAACGTTTTTAACTTCATTAAAATCTATAGAAGTATTTTCTGAAATTAATATTGATTGTAAAAATTCATTATCAAAAGTTACAATTTCATCATATCCTCTAGGAGCTAGTTCGCAACAAAACGTATTATTAATATCAAAATAACATTGATATTTTTCATATAAATCACGCATTGTAGTTACAATTTGCCACACAGTACAACCCTTATCAAATTCAAGATCATAAGGGATCTTATTCCAAAAATAATTTTCTTTTCTATAACCCATCCAGTCCCAATTAGGAAAATGGTATGGCATACCTTTTGATTCTCCAAGCTCGTCTATGTCTCTATCTTTAATAAATGCAAGCTGCCCAACACATGTCATCATAGCGTCACGAATTATACTATATTCTCTAATAGACGTAATAACTATCGGTTCATCAGAAACAATAGTTCTAAATTCATCAAGAATAGCATCGGGATAAATTTGATTAATAATAGACATATATTGATCCTGTTGTGCCTCTGTTAAATTTGTATTTGTCATTAATTGAAAAACCGCATTAATAACATTGGGATCATTCGATTCTGTAAGTTTATTATGATATTCATCGTTTGGATTATTTTTCGCCCAATTTATAAGAGCAGTAGGGTTTGTAACATCTACTCCTTCATTTCTGGCTATCTCAACCCAATTAGTATTAAAATAATCATTATAAGCTGGATATACTATTTTTAATTGACCAAGAGTTCCGTTTCTTGAACCATCTAATTTAGCAGTCCAATCTGAAAGCGACAATGATAAAACATTTGTTGTTTCATTATAAGAAGAAGATGGAGACATAATAATGTATGTCCCCATCTTGTAATATCTATATTCATTTGTATACAAATCTTTTATTCCAATAGATAATTTAATATTTCTATTTATCCATATTAATCCATCTTCAGAGATAATAGTATTTGATTTTTTTAAAGGTATCAATTCTAACGAGGCTGTTCTTCTTACGTCTGATTCGGAATTAATCGACATTGTACAAGAAATTACTCCACATAAAACGCTATCTAAAAAATGATCGTAATCATCATAAATGTCTATTTTTATAATTGTTTCAATAATTTTTTGAGCAATAAGTCTATGATCTTCTCCGGTAATATTATATGTCGCCACAATATCACCTCCTTATACTACCCATTCATCTGTTACTGAAACATCTAATAATCTTGCCTCATATAAATCTTTTGTTATATTTGGTAATCCAGTTTCTGTTAATCCAAATGACAGTTTTCTTAATTCTTGAACTCCATCATCATAAGGAGAATCTGAAACAGGAGTAGTAATATAACCAAGCCACATATCTCCCTCGGGGCTTTTAAGTATCTTAGTTTTACCATTCATAATCCACGCTTTAAGTTCTCTGTTCCATTTTGCCGCCGCCTTAATCTCAGTGTCGCTATTAAAACAAGTGATATCATCAGGTAAAAATGTACATGTAACATCAACAGTTTCATAATTCGCTCTTGTATTTCTAACAATATAAGGGAATTTATTATGAATAGTATTCACCGCTTCATTAGGCATAACTGACTGAGTGCTTACGGCACTATCAACCAAGAATGTATTATGTATATTATCAGAATCTAATAAAACTAATCTATTTACTTCAACGTTTACAGCTAATTTAATATATGTTCCTTCAAGCCCAGAAGTAACTGGAACTAAAGCTACATTCCACACACCAGTCATTGCTGCAAGAAATTTTCCAATTATTACTAAATCATCATAATCTTCAATGTTTTTAACATGGCTTATTATCCATGTACTTTCATTTTGAGGTTTTACTTTTATTAATAAATTGCTTAATTCCTTTAAATGCCAATTAACATTTCCTGCAGAATGATCGCTATTATAATGAGCAAGCATTATTGTATCAAAATCCCATGAGTCTGGAATTTCATTTGTTTCTAACCCAGAGCTATCTACATTATAAGTAACATATAATTCATCAAATTCAGCATTAGACAACTCAACACTAGTTATATGGTCTATGTTTGTAGGAGCACATGGAAGTGTAAAAATATCTCCTCCTAAAAACGTAGAACCAACAGTAGAAGAGTTATAGCTTAAAAATATCATTATGTCCCCTCCTCTACATCAATCCAAATATTACCAAATTCAGCAGTTTCAGGCTCGGTAAGTTGCTTCCAAACAACAACATCTTCTTTTTCAATTCTTACAGTAGGAGTTCTATCAGTATCTATCCATAAGTCATATCTCATAACGTCGCTATAAGGACGAACCGAACCAAGATATAAATTATATTCACTAGAAGTGTCTCTGCCATTGAACACCGTTAATTCATATAAATTATTAACTCTTCTTATCCAACAAGTTATCAAACTAGTTTCATCCATTTCAAATGGCAAAGAATAAAGAATATAATTACAAACCTCATTGGGAACAGACAGTTTATATCTATATAAATTGTTTGGACATTCTATTATCTCCAAATTAAATCCTTTATTTATATTTGAACACATAAGAATTTTTCCAATAACATATTTATGTCTCACCGCCATAATAAAATTACCATCTATAACAAAATTAGTATCATAAACCAACTTATCATTCGTTAAGTCTATTACTCCACCTTGGTATTGATAAGATTTGTAATCTCGATTAGCCTCTATAAGTCTAATATTAGTATTATATTCTATTACACCATTATCATTATCGGCATTAGCATATAATATAGAATAAGCATCCGGATTTTCAAATAAAATAAAAATACTTAAAAACCCCGTATCTAATATTTGAGATCTAGTTGTAAATCCATATGCACGAATATAATATCTTTGATTATTTTCAAGTCCATTATAACTATAAGAAGAATGATTATTATAATCTGAATAATAATCACTTGCAGACAATAATGTCATTTGATAGTCATAAAGTTCATATCTAAATTGTGAAATATCTATTCCGTCTTCTTGTTGATATAATAAATCAGCAACGAAAGATTGATTATCTAAAATATCTCCATCGGTTAAATTTGAGAATTTAAATGTGGGAGTTGCAAAACACCAAAAATACGTTTTATTTGAAGGTTCGCTAGGAAATCCATTATTATCATATGAAATGATTTCTGCTACATATTGAATGCCATTTTTAAGTATTGAGCTTGCTATGGCATTAGTATAATTCATATTTATTACTTTATTTGTATAGACAGGAGTGCGTAAATTATTTGCTTCATATACATTTAATAAGCTTCCATATGATTGATTGCCACCATAATAAAATTTAATTGATCTACCATTGGTCGCATCAAAACTGTCTATTTGTTCTATGACAGGACGCATTTATTCCTCCTTTCTATGAATTAAATATATAATCTGATTCATCTATTGGTTCTTTGTATGGATGTATATCATAATGATAATCAGGTATTGTTTCTATTGTTTTTGGTTCATAAATAGCATATGCACAATTATTTGAACTTTCACTAAATGTCATATTATCTATATATATAATAGTGTTAGGACACACATCAAATATCCATAAATCTTCACTTGGAACGTCTGTTGTGATTTTTCCGTCTAATATCTCAAACCAAACATCCTCACTTCTGGGTTCATTATTTCCATAACCAGTTGGAAGAAACCCCATATTTCCTCCAAAAATTTTAATATAATCATCAGTTGCTAAAACAATATTTGACGGCACATTATTTAAAGCAGACATAGAAATTGGGATTCTTACATAATCATATTCACTTTCTACAACGACTCCATATTTACCATTAGAATTGTCTTCGTTAAAATATGGAACATCTAAATAGTCAGGCAAAACTATCTCCTCCCAATCGATAAGATTTGAAGTTTTAAACAATGCCCATTTTTCATTGTTTGCAGAAAAATGTCTAACCATATATAAATACACCGTATCGTTTCTAACCATTATGAAAGAAAGTCTATTTACATAATAGTCTGCGCTTGAAGATGGTGTTGCTCTATATTCCCAAGAAAAAAATTCAGATTCAGTCCATGAATTCAAATTTATATTTGACATAGGAGAATGAACACATACAAATCTTTGAGTTGTCATTCCTGTGCTTTGAGACGTTTTCGTCCAACACTCGATAAAAAATATTTGATCATTAAGGCAATATGTTGCACGAACATCGTCCAGTCTGTCTACATCATATGCTTGCGCTTGTACATTACTTGCGCCATCTTTATGATATATATTAACCCACGAACTTGATAAATAATCATATATATTAACATCATACTTATAAGTATAATAATATATTCTATTTCTTATTACATATGTAGTAGTGTTTTTATAAGATATATATCCACTATATTGCTCTGTATTTATTGGAGCTATGGCGTACCCGTAAACATTATTTCTTGGAACACTTCCTAAACATATTATAGTTGCGACATTTTCTCCTTCTTGATAATCAAAATCATATACGCTATACAAATTTGTTTGATCGTCGAATATGAAATGACCGTCTCCAAATACTCTTTCATGTTGCCCGTAGTTATGTACTCCGGGGGGTAATGGCCAATATTGCATAGGTTTCCAATCATACCCGTTTTTGCTTATAAGTCCACACGAAGGAAATCCTCCGTCTCCTCTATCTAAATATGTTTCAGCGTAATAAACCCATATAATATCTTTGTTTGGAATAAAAATTCTTGAACAACTAACAGTTCTTAAAACTCCAACATATTGATAATAATCAGGAATATAAGTTAACATTGTAAAATATTTATTTTCTACGTCTACTGTTACCAGATGCGAGTTGTGCCCTGAGCTAGAATTCTCAGAAGTAACAACCGACCCCATAACCAATCTTGGTTTATATCTTCTCCATACTGGTTCGACTTGATCGGGCAAATACATTGCTCCATGATAACTATCATCCATTATTACTTCACGATGATCTCGTTCTCTATAATATATTCGTGCAGTTTGATTCTGTTTATTTCTTTGTCTTCCCATAAACACCTCACATCAACGCAACGTCTCCACGAATAATATATACATAATTAGGAACTCTAACAGTTGGCATCGCATTTACAGAAACAATTGCCTGATCTCCCATACCGCCACCAACCACATCATATATAACACCAGATATTTGTATTTTCTCTAAATCACCCGTCGCTTGTCCTTCAGGATTAGCAACCACATCAGTGCCGCCTCCACCACCTTTGGCATTACTTTTAAGCAGTCCGGTAATAAAGGCATTAATTAAACTACCATTGGGTGTCTGTACAAAAACACCGTCTCCAATCTTCGGGTTGCAACCCACAGAATCATATACACTAACTTCAGTGCCATCAATTGACACTTGGTATTTTCCATTTTCCATACCCGTAACAACTCCACGACGAGTGGTTTCGGGATTACTCTTTTCTATTCCTTTTTGTACCATAACATCTATGGCATTCAAAATTTCCTCTTGTACGTTCATGCTAATTTCCTCACGAAATAGGAGAGTGGCGGTGAAACCACTCTCCCAAACAAATGTCCTTTTAATCATAATCTATGATAAATGGCAGTACATTACTTTGTTGTCATACTACGCTGATAAGCATTAGAGAACAATCCAGTAAATGCTGCCTGAATCTCGGCAACAACTTGTTCTGAATTAACTCCGGTACAAGTAAATGTAGGATTGTTGACGTTAATAACAGGGTTATTATTAACCGTCTTATTATTACTTATTGTACTTACCGCTTTATCTATATTCATTAGCTTTTGATTTCCGAAATCTAATTTCTCGGCTAAGTCTGCTGTGAAACTTAGTTTTGTATATTTACTCAACTCTTCAGATGAAAGAGAAGTAAATTTATTATTATTTCCTGAAGCGTATGCTTTGCCACGAGAATTGATTTTGCCGTTCTTAAGAAGATCTTCGGTTTGCTTATGATTAAATACAATATCGTTAGCTTTGATATGTGTAAATTCGGCACCCTTATTTCCAACGGTACGCCACTGTCCAGTCTTACCATCTACAACCAATTCAGTACCAAGTTCACCAACTAATGATGTTCCATCAGCACCTTTTGATTTAGCAGACCAATTACCATTTGCGTAAGCAGTTCCTCTGAAATTAGTATTCAGTTTGAAACCATTTGCATCATACTTTGGCATATTCATCTTGGCAACTTGGTTTGCTAAAGCCTCTAAGTCTTCTGCACAAGAAGTAATAGTATTATGCCAATTGTTAAATCTAGTAATAGCATCATCAGTAACAGATGCGACAGTAGTTCCTAATTTCTCGGTTGCTCCAACAGCACTTATGCCTCCAGATGTTGTCTGAAAATCATTATCATCACCAATTGCTCTTGCAGCTTCTTCGGCAGCATAACCAACATCTTTAAGCTTAACATCCATATCGGAGAATGCCTGAGTAGCAGCATCATATCCAAGCAATGCGTTTTTAAATACTATTGCTTGATCCGCAGTCGTACCAAATGCTTGAGCTACAGCTCCAATATCATCACTTAATCCAGCAAATACTCCAGTATATCCGTCTTTGATTTGGTTAAATATATCGAGATTTCCCGAAAGAACATCTTGAGCAGTAATTCCAAAATTACCAAGAGCTTCATATACTTCAACTAATTCTGCTTGATGCTGAAGTTTCTCCCACATATCAATGAGTTTTTGAACACCCTCGATTTGCTCATCATACATCTTTTCAGTTTCTTCAATAAGTTTAGTATAGTGATCCTCAACTTCTTCAAGTTTTTTATTAAGACCATCTATCTTATCATCAAGTTCATCAACGGCACGCTGTCTAAGAAGGTCGTCAACGTTATTTTTAGCATCACGTACATCTGCACTATCGTTGACATATTGCATCTGACCATTCTTATATATAAGTCTTGTTCTTTGAGAATGAGCACGCTCTAATTCATATTGAGCCTTTTGAAGGTTCATCGCCTTCTCACGTTCTTCGTTGGCTTTTTCAAGAGCTTCTTTTTCGTCTTCAAGACCATCTATACTTTCCTGAATAGTTTTCTTTTCAGAATCACGTTGCTCTTCTAAAGATTTAATTGTTTCGTCTTTCTGCTTTTCAATTTCTTCTTTACTATCATTAAGTATAGTTATTGATGCAGAAATAGCAGATTCATAAAGACCTTTTAATCCTTCAAGATATTGCTTTTCATATTGTTTAAATTGCTGATAATATTTTTTCTTATCGGCAAAATATTTAATATATAAAGCTCTTAATCTCTCAAGATACTCTTTTTCACTTATAATTCCAGCATCTTTTAGTGCATCAAGTTCTCCAAGTTCTTTATTAAATGCTTCAAGGTATGCGTCCGCAGCTTCAGTTCCGGCATCGGCAGGATCTCCACCAAATAAATAATGAGATGCTATATCTGATATTTCACTCTTATAACCTTCCATTTCAGAATTAAGTTGAGATTTTATTCCTTCGGTCATTTTTATATATGCCGTAGAATTAATTTTACCAGCCTTAAATTGAGCTTCTACGTCTGCAAGTCTTGCTCTAGAATTATAATAAGATTCCCAAGCATCTGTGCCTAATCCTAACGCATCAACTATAACTTTTAATTGTTCAACATCATTACTTGTAAAGTCAACAATACTTGCAAGATATTTTTCTAGATAATAAGCCTTTTCTGCTCGAGTAGCATTTTCTAATGCTCCACCAACTTTAAACAACGAAGCTATTTCAGCTTCTTCCGTTCTTAAAGAAGCATAAATAGTTTCTTCTTTATGTTGTTCAGATTTAGCCATTTCAACATTACGTTGAGTAACTTCTTGAGTGGCTTGAGCTTGTTTAAACGCTTGATCAATTATTTGACTTGTTTGTTCTGCCTTGATCATTTCGGTAGAATTAATAACACCAATACTATCAAGCAACCTCTTTGATTGTTCTTTTTCGGATTCATTTAATCCATCAAGAATATGTTCCGCTTTTAAATATGAATCGGCTAAATCATTAAACGCTTCTTGATTTGCTTTTATATTTTTAGGATGAGCAAATACACCATTTATAAAATCTTCATATTCTTTTCCGAATCTTTTAAAGTTTTCTCTAAACTCATTATTATTAACAATAGAAGACCAGTCAAATTCAGCACCATCTTTAATATCTTTATAAATAGCAGATAACTGATCCATTCCAGCCTTGCTACCCCAAATATCAGATCTAATATCTTTATTTTGTTTTAAGACATCATTGGTTTCTACCATTTGGTCATAAACCGCTTTAGAAGCTTTTTGAATTTCTTCAAGACCTTTTACTAGTTCTGTATCACCATTTTCTTCTGCTTCTTTTTTATATTCTTCTATTTGTTCATTAAGTTTATCTAACTCTTCTTGTCCTAATTCAGCAATGCGAACCTTTAATTGATCAACGCTTGAAGCAGTAATACCGAATTCTTTACTTAGCTCTAATAAATCTGTATCAGTATAAGTTCCATCTTGAAGTTTATCTAAATATCCTTCAAGAGTGCTTATTTTGCTACTGTAATTATCAATATCATCTCCAAAGGTTTTATCTTTATCTTCTTCGGTTTTTCCAGTATTGCGCTTCATTAAATCTTTAAGAGTAGGAGATTCAATAGAAACTTCTAAATCAGATTGAGAAAGTTTTTTTTGAATTTCTTCAATCCATTTATCTAAAGTCCAATATTTTGTTCTTTCATCACCAAAATTTGCTTGAACATCAAGATACGCTTGCAAATGATCTTTATTTTCTAAATCTATTCCAGCCTGATCAAACAAATAATTAATACGACTTTGATTAAATGCAGTTCCTTCTACATTTTTAAGTTGTTCATATAGTTGATTTTTTGTTTGATCTCTCCATAATTTATCAGGATCTGCAATATTCTGAATTAATGCTAATACATCAGAAGCTTCAATTTCTGCATCTTCTAATGCTTTAACTATTTTCTGATCTATAATATCATATATATTATCCGCATTTAATTCACCTTGTTGATATAATTCAACAAGTTTATTTTCCAATCCATCTACATTATCAAGCATTCCTTGAATAGCCGTAGAATAATCATATTCGCCCATATCTTTTTGGGTATCATCAATTATGGTTTGAATTTCTTTTTGAGCTGCTTTATATTTATCTAATAAATCTTGTGCTTTGTTTTTATCAGCCCTTGATGCATACTCAGAATTTAAAACATCTTCTAATTGATTAATTCCATCAATATAAGCAGTGTTAGCTTTTGATAAATCAAGTAAATACTTATTAAGTTTCTCGACTGAATCGTCTTTTTCTTCAGTAGCATCAATACCTTGAGATATCTGATCTACCGCAGTTTTATATTCGTTTAATTCTTCATCAATTTTATCTGATAAATCACCTACGGTATCTCCATACTCTTTATATTCTTTAAGTGATTTAATGGCTCTCCAAACACCTGCCGCTCCAGACATTTCTGAAACTTTTGCAGATTCTCCAAAATCATATTCATATCTATCACTTAAATTATCTTTATCGAAATAGAAGATTGAATTATCTTCTGTTAGCTCATGTGCTCTACGTTTTTCTTCTACTTCAAGTATTTTTTCTTGTAAATCTAATTCTTGTCTTAACGCAGCAAGTTTTGCATTTTCTTGAGAATTTCTATATCCTATATCTTCAAGCTCTTGAATGCGTGATTTTAAATCTCCAATTTTAGAATTAACTTCATCAATTTCAGTATCAATATCTGCCACTGTAACATTTAATTCATTATATTTATAAATAAGATAACCAATTGCAGCGATAGATGCAGTTATTGCAACCGTTAATGCTCCTAATTGAAGACTAGTTAACCCAAGAGCTTCGCCCGCTTTTTTCCATGCTTTTTGAACAGCAATACCAGCTTTAGAAAATAGAGATGCTTTTTCCGAGCCTTCTTCAAGTTTTTCTTCGGCTAATCCAAGCTCATCAAAGAAACCATAAAGCTTTTCCATTCCTTCTTCGGTTTCTTCGTCTATAAAGTCTTCCCAAAATCCTGCGAATTGAGCATCGTCTTTGTGTTCCTCAACATATTTTTCTATTGCATTTTTTATAGAATTCTTCTGAGAAGTGATAAGATCGGTCGCATTTAATGCTTCATTAATACTATCTTCATTAAACGAAGCCAGCTGAGAAACGAGTTTCATTGCCGAATCTTTTTCATGAGGATCATAAGATTTTAATGCCTGAGCAAGTCCTTGTTTAGAAAATATTTTCCCAGACATTTGATCTGCAAGTTCTTTTTTGACTTTATCTCCAATAGATTCTTCTGCAATGTCTTCAATTAAATTTTCAGAAAAATCTTGAGCAATATCTTCGGCTACATCATCAATATTATTATTTTTAGAATTAAATATCTTTTGAAATATATTAGAAGATTTACCTTTTTCTTTTCCAGAAAAATTATCATATAATTTTTTAGCACCTAATCCACCGGCAATACCTATCGCAGGAATTCCATCACCAATACTGATAATGGTTGCTAAAGCATTAGCAATCATTCCTAACAATTTCATTATATTGGCTAATGGAGCAGATAATTTCTCCGCAGTATCCCCAAGTTTAGCTAAAGCATCGGCACTTGTATCAATTAATTTCTTAACGTCTTGAGACTTAAGAATATTAGCAATCATCTCTGACCAAGTTGCCTTAACTCTATCTATTGAATACAGAATAGATTTTGCATAGTTTTCTTGTTCTCTTTGAGCAGAACCAGCAGATTCTTCAGCAGTTTTATAAACATCTTTAACTTTTTCTGCGTTTTGAAGTAACGCAATCATTACGTTACTATTTCTTTTCGTAATGTTTTAAATACTACGCAACAGTATTTATATTATTATAATTTTTATATACTCCATTTATATAATCATTTTTAAACTGTTTCCATTGTTCTATAGTTGTATTATATTGACCATATAAACGATGAAAAAGAGAATGTATGTCTTTACGAACACATTCTCCTAAAGGATATTTATTTTGTTCAATAATAAACAATTTTAAGATATTATTTAATTCATTTTGAGTATAATCATTAAAATTTTTATATTCAATGTTATTATTTATAAAGATTGAATTAATTAGCTTGTTTACAGGATATAAATGATGTATTTCAAAATCTTTACTGCCAGTTAAAACACAACAATATTGACATTGTTTCATTGAGTCTTTTTTCCACTGATATATATTTCCACGTATATATTTAGAAATATTTTCATATGTTTGTTGAGTTTTGTCTTGTCTATGTAATCCAAGAAGATTTCTTTGTCTTTTTACTGCGTTTTTAGTCTTTCCCAATTTTTTCCCCATATCATAATCTGATAATATCATCCAATTATCTTTAATAAATTGTAATTGTTCGTCAGTCCATATAATACAATTCGGAGATGAAAGCCCTAATTTTTCAGCTCTAAGTTTAATTGCATTAGGAGTTCTATTAGGAAACATATTAAACACATCATTAATATCAGTATTTTCATAAACAGAAATTAATAAATTATTTTCATATTCGCTCCATGGTTCTCTTCTAACAATATTTAATTTGCACGCTTTTGTTACAATAGATGACCATGAGCGATCCGGAAATAATTCTAGTAATTCTTCTTTTGACAACACTGAATAATTTTGTAACAATTTATTACAATCGTTATCAGTCCACTTATTTTTTGGCATAAAAAACTCCTTAATAAGGAGCATAAAAAATTATAATATTACTTATATTTTCATATAAGACCTGACTATTTCTTCATCCTTCCCAAAATAGGAGAGGAGTATACCTTTTCGATTTAAGGGGATTTCACCCACGCCATTTGCGATTTGCGCCCTACGATTATTGATACAGATATTCAGGATTTTCACCTTTATTCTCTAGTCTGTATCTCGACATGAATCTAGTCGATGAACCTTTACCCTCGACTTATCTATCTTGTAATCCAAGTATAACGTTAGGGTACTTGGCTGCATGAACAGCGATTGTAATCAGTACTTAGGTTTTTGACCATATACCATCTCAACGTTGTTTCTACTTTCGTACCTTCATAATGTGGTTTCCCCATTATTGTGGTGTTGAGCTTTACGCATTACCTGCAATTAAATATATTCTTTATGCACATTTCTGTACATACTGGTAAAAAAATACCAGCAAGATCTTCAGCAAGAGCCGCTTGTTGTATATCAGTTAATTCATCCCAATGTTCACCTATTCCTATAATTATTTCATCTATAGATTTATAAGTGTTTTCATCGAGCATAATATCAAAGCCAGTCATAGCTTTTACTTCGCTACGTAGTTTTGATGTTAAATCAACTACATTTGCCTCTTCATCTCCAAGCTCTTCAAGTTCTACTTTTGAACCACGAATTCTAGCCGACAAGGTTTTCATTGCAGTACCAACCATTTCTGGATTCTGTACTACTTCATTAGCAGTTGTAACAACAGCAATTGCTCCACTTAAACTTGTATTTGCTGCGTTAAATGATGCAGCCGAACGTTGAAGTGCCTCGCCAATTCCACGAGTATCAATCGCATAATTATTTGCAACTTCGTTAAACTTATCAACTATTTCTTCACTCTTTTCGGCGGTAATCTGAAAACCTTGAAGAGTAGAAATCATATATGAACTTGCATCATCAGCACTCATATTATCACCTACGTTTTTAAATAACGTAGTAACTCTAGCAAGTTCTTCAGCTTCATCTATTGCAAATCCAAGTCTAGACCAGTCAGCAGTAATATTAATTACATAACTAAGAGTATTACCTAATTCTTTAGCAGTTTCGGCAGATTGCTTAAATGAAACCTGTAATCTTTCAGTTGTTTCATTTGATACTTTTCTTAACTCTGTTAATGCAGTATCAAGATTTTTAACTTCTTCAACTGAAGTTCTTATATAACGAATAATGTCGTATAAACTAAAATATCTTGCTACATATTGAGCAAAATTTGTTTTTATGGCTTGACCTATTTTGTTAATCATCGTCAAACCAGTTTTGCCGGATTCTTGAATTTTACCTTGAATATCCATTACTCCAGCAATGATTTCTTGAAGTCTTTCTTTTGTAAGATTAGCTTCCTTTTCTCTGCCTTGACTATATAATTCTAAAGCAGATTGTAATTCTTCTCTATATTGCTCTAAAAGAACTTTATATTCTTTATCCATTGCACCGTTTTTGAACAATTCAGTTCGTACTGTTTTAAGTATATTTGCAATGGATTTTTGATTTGCCAAGTTGTTTGATTTATCTTTAAGCTCATCAAATTCTTTTCCAACTAAACCTAAAGAAGCAACAAGAGATTGAATTTCGTCATCACTCATAGATGTTCCTTGAGTAATTGTTTTAAATAATTCTAAAAAGTTATTTCTAATATTTACAAATTCTTGTTCAAAATCTTTAGTTACAGAAGATTGATCAAATTTAAATATATTAGATATTGATTGTTGTAAATTATCAATTTCTTGTTTATAATCTTCAATATTAATATCTAAACCAGAGGCACCTAAAACTTGAAGTTTTTGAAATAACTCAAGTAATTTCTGGATGTCTTTAATAAATGTTCCAGTTCCAAGACCGTCATCCTTAAAGGCTTTTTTAAATTCAGCCGGTAATTTCTTGATGGTTGATTCGAATTCTTTAGTCGCTTTATCTAAATCAACAATTGCATTTTTCTCAAATAAAATATCCGCAGAGTTCATTCCTAAAGTGGTACGTAATCCATCTCCATGAAAAACTCTAAATGATTCATATCCAAATTCGTCTATATTTTGTTCTATAGATGTAACATCTTTTATTGCAATTCCAAAGCTTTCAACTAACTCAACTAATTCTTGCCATTTTTCAGTATTAGGTGTTACAGCACCAATTTTTTGTAATGTTTCACTGGTTTTTGCCTTATCGTTTAATCTTTCTATGGCTTGAGCTTGTTTTAAAATACTAGCAGTTCCAGATTCTATTTTCTTTTGTTGAATTTCTTCTCCATCTGTAGAAGTATGAATATATCTTAAATATTCTCCATTAGCAGTTTTAATAAGAGTAGTAATCCTTACCAATCCTTCAGCTGTTGCTTCAAGTGACTGGCTCATCAATTTATAATCTATATCTGGAATATTATTTAAAGCACGCTGTTTTAAAACATCAGAATAGTTTTCTAGATTTAGACTTCCTACATTTGAACTACCTTGATCTAAAACGTCTTTAGCATTTTGTAATTCTTTTTTTGTTGATTTTAATATTTCAGCAAATGTTTTTAATTCATTACCTTTATTAAGTATGTCTTGAATAGAAGATAAAAATGTATTATCTTTTATATTTGATAAAGGCTTAATAGCCGTCTGTATTTCTTTTAGATTATCTGCAAAGGCTTTTATTTTATCAGAACTTTTATCATTTGATAAAGTTAATAACGAAGAACGTAAATTTTTTAATAAAGATGTTAATTTATCTCCTTTTGTGCCTGTTGCAATAAGTTTATTTAATGCTTCTACAGCCTTATTTATTTCTTGTTCTATGTCAGCATAATTATCTACTTCAACTTGTACTTTAACTTTATCTAAAGAACTCTGTTCTTGATTAGCTATTTTATCTACTATTTTACCAGAAGCAATAAAAGCATCAGATTTTTCTTTTACCGCCTTAGTAATTCTTTCGACCCAACGTCTTACAACATCAAGATCTCTTTGTTCTTTATCAGATACAAAATCAACTTTTTTACCTTCTTCTATGAAAGCCGCTGATTTAGCGTCCACAGCCGATTTTATAGCTTCTAATCCCTTATATATATTATTTAAATCTAATAATTCTTTTTGTAAATTTTTAGATTCTAATCCAAAGTCAAGATCTACCTTTAAAGGATTTTCGTTTTGAACTTTATTGATCTCATCTACAAGTTTTTGTCTTACTTCAGGAGTTAACTCAAATTCTGGATTAATAGTTAAGAGTTTTTGAATTTCAGATATTTCTTCTTTTATTTCTTTCTTAAAATGTCTTATTTGATTTGTAGCGTTTTGAGTATTAACATAAATATTAAACATTAATGCGTTTTCAACACGCTTATTCATTTTATCTATTAGACCACGAAGTTTTTCAGTTATTTCTCCGTCATCAATATTATCTATTTCTTTTTGAATCTGAGATAAAAGTTCTTGATTTCCACGAGATTGATATGCAGAAACTAATTGAACTTCAACTAATATAGGCTCTGTAATTTTTGATTGAACCGATTGAATCAAATCTTTTGTATCTTGTAATAATTTTGATTTTGATGATTCATCTATTCCTACTGGAATTTTAATTTTTTCTTGTTTAGAAACTCTTTTAGAAAAATATTCTGAAAGATTTAAATCTCCACCTAATTGAGTAAATTCATTTTGTAATCTGGCTTTTGCTTTATTAAGATAATCTCTAATTTCTTCAATTTGGCTATCTATTTCGGTATTTACATCCTCAACTGAAAAATTGGGTTCGATTTCTATATCAAATCCAATTCCAATTTGAGCCATTGTAGATGATAATTTATTTATATTGCCAACGGTTTGAGCTAAAGATCGATATGCATTATCCAATTTATCATTCATTGATTCAGTGGATAAAACAGTATCATCTTGAATATCTTCAATTTGATTATTAATATCTAAATATTTTTGATATTCTGCTTTAAGTTCTGATAATAATTGTTCTTGATTATCATTATATTTGTTTACATCAAATTGACTTGCTCCTTGATTTTTATTAATTAGCCTACTTGCCTTTTCTAATAATCCATATAAATCTCTAATTTGATTTAACTGATCTTTAAATTGTAATTTATTAGCAGAAGTAGAATTCAATTCCTCTAAAACAGTTATAGCACCATGAGCCTCAGTCTCTAATTTATCAACTGAATTTGTTATCGAGTTAATTTCTTGAGCATATTTAGCTCCATCTGGCATGGCTTTAGCCATATTAAGAACTACGCCAGATAATGATTTAACTGACTTATTTAATTCATTAAATGCCTTAATTGGATCTTTTCCAATTCCATTAATAGCTTGATCTATTTCTACTTTTAGTTGTTTTAATTTTGCTCTAACTTCTTTAGACTGTTTTTCAAAAGCTTCATCAAGATTTAAATATTTATCTAAATCCAGTTTAGATAACTCTTTATCTATACTATCTAAAAAATCTTTCCATTGTGGCGCAAAACCAACGTCAATAATGATTCCTTTTTCAGCCATATTTTACTCCTCAAAATTAAAAACGAAGAGTTTTATACGACTCTCCGCTAGCTTTTAAAAATGCACCATGTTTATAAGTTTTAATATTCTCTACAATATAACGTCTTTTATTAATAATAAGATCTAACGGACTTGGCTCCATTCTAGGAGCTTCTCCACCATTGCCCAACATAGGGATATTACCATGATAACCACTATATACTAAATTAAATACATAATCAGTAATATTGCCTTCTGCTTCTTTATACTTTGTTGTTCCACGATATATATCGTCCATAAGATAAGGTGTTAATTCTATTCCCCCACGAATAATTTGATTATGGGGATTTTTATAATACCCTCTAAATGAATTCTTAATAAAATTATAATAATGTCTTTTATATCGCACAGGAGTATAACTTGCATAAAACCTAGCAATAGCATCTTGTGCAGTTTCTAGCATCTCCTGTCTAACTTGTTTTGCCAATTCTTTACTTACTTCTACTGAAAATTTATTTAAGTCAGTTTTTAAATCAGCAGTAATATGTACTTTATTTTTTCTTTTCATTGTAACCTCTAAAGCATCCCAAGGAGTCGAACCTTGGCAAGTACCATAAATGCTAAAAGAAAAGTATTAAACCTTTCCAATAATATGTTATTTACTTAGACAAGATCTCCCCAATTCCTAAAGAATTAATAATTGGTTTTAATTCATCTGTATTCATTACTGTTTCTAATATCGTATTAATAACCATATTAGAAGCCTCAACTTTACTTTCAACCCAAGAAAGCAAATCTCTTGTATTTGTCATTAAATCATCTACACACATATCCAAAAGAGAAGAGCAAAGAGTTACTTCGTTTTCAGGAATTACTTTAAGAATCTCTCCCAATAATTCAGATTCACTTAAAGCATCAAAGTCTGCCAAAGCATCTTCCCAATTAATATCAATATCTGTATACTTATCTATTATAGAAAGCATTAATAACATTTGACGAGAAGGAGTGTCTATTTTAAATATTTTCTTATCATCTGATATTTTTGTATAACAAGTTGCATCTATAATACGATTACAAAATGTAATTTTTTCTGCATAAGGAAGATATTTTTTGGTTATATATTTGCTTATGTCTTTATTTTTTTCATATTTTTTTAAAAACTCTTTAACTGTCATATCCTTTTTCTCCTTAATATTCGTTAAAATAATTAATTACTGCACATCCAATAGAAATAGCATCGCTAACATCATCAGTAACGTCTATATTAAAATTTTCTTTAACATATTCAATACTCATCTGTTTAAGTTCTGGACGCTGTTTTTTACCTTGATCAAACTTAGCATACTTTCTCCATTCAGACGGAGTAATTTCATGATAATCAACTTTTTTCTCTATGGCATATGCTCTAACAATTCCAAGAATCTCACAAAGTTTTCCTACCATAGAGACGTTACTACCTTGACCTTGAGGATGTTCAATCCATATAATGTCGGGCTTTTGTTTTTTAAGATAAGAAAGCAATTCTTTCCCCATCATATTAATTCTTTTTTCCACATCTTTCTCTTTCTTAAAATCAAAAAGTTGATAATCCACGAGTTCACAATTATCAAAAGTTGCAACTCCGCTACATTTTGTAGAAGTGTCGCAACTTATCAATCTTACCCTTTTATCCATTTTATCCTTTCAGTAATTTATAATTAATATTTGTTACTTTGGCTACATATTCAATTTCGGTAGTTGTTATATCTCTAGGAAGAGTAAATCTTACACAACTTCCAGCTTCGTCACTACTATATCCCATCGCTTGAACTACATGACTTGGTTCATCTGTGAGAGAAGAACAAGCAGAACCACCTGAAACATATATTTCATTTGCATTAAGGATTTCTTGTAGCCTTTCAGATTTGACTCCGTTGAATAATACATAAACATTATTTGGCAATCTCTTAAAACGAGATCCAACTAGTTCACCATCCAAAGCATTAATTAATTCATCTCTACGACAAATAGTATTATTGTAATCATAATTAATATGTTTAAATGCTTCACCAAGACAACCAATACCTAATGTATTTTCAGTTCCACCAATTAATCCTTGTTCCCCATAAATAACCGACTGAATATCAATATTACGTTTTACATATAGCAATCCAGTACCTTTAATACATCCTATCTTTTGACCGGACATACTCATCATATCTATCCCTAACTTATTTACATCTACAGAATAATAAGGAATATATTGTGTAGCATCAGTATGAAATACTCCACCGTATTCATGTACAAGACGAGATATGTTCTCTATGTCTTGCACAACCCCAGTTTCACTATTTGCCATTTGTATAGAACATATAATATTTTTACCTTCATTAAACTTTAAAATATCTTCTAGTTCTTTTATATTTATAAATCCATCTTTATTCACACTGATAAATTCAGTATTAAAATAACTTTTGCCCAAAAGAATAATATCATTATGTTCTATAGTGGAAGTTATAAATAATGCCCCAAAATGTCTCCATAAATATCCTTGAATAGCGATATTATTACTCATTGTTGCGCCAGATGTATAATGCAATTCATCCATATTACAATTAATAGAGTTAGCAATAATATCATTAGTAAGAGCAATAATATTTTTTGCTTTTAACCCCTCTGAATGTGAAGAAGAGGGATTTCCAAAATACTCCATTAATTCAATTACTTTATTTTTAACGGGTTGAATAATCGGAGTAGAAGCAGCATAATCTAAATACATGACTATCCTCCTAATCTAAAATCTTACAATATCCCGAATTAGAAATATAAATAGCTCTATCTACTGGCATCCATACAACGTCTCTGGTACTCATATTTCTTTGGAAGTATGTATCATAATAATCATTTGTAATTTGAACTTTAATTAAATTGTCTTCTTCATGATATACATAATCTCCAACAGGATTAGGATCTCCAAGAATTTCAATCCATTCATCTATACATTCTTGATTATTATATGTGTAATTAACAGTTGGAATATTATTATATATTTTATTTAAATCAATCCCATTCATATCAAATGGAACAAAATAACCATCTATACCATCACGTACACCCAGCTCTTTGAGCACTGGAAGAGGAGTAGTAATAACAGGAACTCCTAATTCAAGAGCTTCTATGATAGAATAACAAAATCCCTCACTATCACTTAACTGAACAAGATAATCACAATCTCT